TTCGCATAAACCATCTCCAGTACACAAATCTTGATCAATCCAAACTTTCATTATCCTCCTTATGGGTATGTAACATCGGCATCTCTTATTGTTAAGCGATACCATCCGCTATTGGCGTTGTTATAGACCGAAGCCCGTACTACATAGTCTCCCGCAGAAAGTTCTCTTGTTATGCGAGAGTCCCAAGAATCTGACACGTTTTCAATGACAGGATCACCGTTAGCGAGCGTCACGTTCGGTGTTTCGTCTGGATCGGTTGCTGTGCTAGGTGGATTACTGCACGCATTACCGCAATCTCTACCGCTGTCATCGTTGTATGCGATTTGATTACCAACTGTTATCGCATCCCTATCCCCTGAATGGTCGCCGTCATCTGAGTCTGTGTCATGGTTCAGGTAGATATAAGGATCTCCCCATTCATTGTTCTGCCCGAACTGCGCTCTGGTTAAGTTCGTTTCAGCGTCTATACGAATATCCATAAGCCCATCGCCATCTGTGCAGTCGCAGGCTTCGTTTTCTTCAGCGGCGGTAGGAACCGAGAACGCAACCCAATCGTGGTCATTACGGCTATTGGAATCAACTATGCACCAGTCACCTAGACCAGTAAATCCACCCTGATCGCAGGATGCAGGTACAACCTCAGTAGCAGTTGTTACCGCTACCGTTTGGGCGCTTGTTTCATCTCCCCAAGTAGTGCCTAATAAAACACAACTATTATCTACGCAACTATATTGTTCTGTGCCATTTGTAGTGTAAGTCGTGGTTGTGACAGTCGTTTCTGTTGTGTGTGTCTCATACCAATGTCCATCTTCGCCTCTAGCTAAAACAGTCGTAACAGTTGACTCACTACTCTCGCTAAATCTTTCAGTAATTAAATCATCGTTGTAACCCCAATAAACAGGGACATAAACTGGTGGAGGTGGAGGCGGTGGTATGTAATCAGGATCACCCACTTCAGGTGCTACATAATTAGGATTGTTTGCCGCTTCCCAAGATTCCCAACTATCAAAACCGCTTGGTGCATTTTCACAAGCTGAAGTGCCTATGCAATCTGCGTAAGGATTATCCCATTCCTCCTCTATGATTTCGGCAAGCTCGCTGAACTCATCAGCTTCTTCTTCGGTGTTACTCTCCCATTCTTCTTCTTCAAGTGGTGGGGTTTCTTCTTCTTCTTCAATTTCTTCCTCCTCTTCTATCCAATCATCTACCCAATCATCTTCTAGTTCAGAATCTTCAAACCAAAACTCATCTTCCCATTCTTCCCATTCTTCCTCAGTGTTAAGAAAAGGATCTTCCTCCCAGACTTCTAATTCTTCTTCTTCTATTGTGTTATCTAAAAATGTTTCAAATAAATCAAAATCTTCGTCTGACCATCCGAGCATATCTTCAGGTATTTCACCGAACTCGTCAAAATCCCACTCTTCCATCCATGTGGTAGTAGGAGGAAGTTCGTTCCACTCTTCCTCCCACTCTTCCTCAAAGTCTATTTCCTCAAAGGATTCGGGAAGCCCTTCGGGTTCTTCCAACCACCACTCTTCTTCGAGGAGTTCTTCTTCTCCTTCTTCTTCAAATTCAAACTCTTCAAATTCATCAAAAATTTCTTCCAATAATTCTTCATTTTCTTGTTCCTCAAATCTTTCAAATAATTGTTCAGGATCAAATTGTTCTTCGATCCATTCTTCTTCAATCCAAATTTCTTCAAACCATTCATCTTCTTCTATCCATTCTTCTTCATCCCACCACTCTTCTTCTTCGTAAACACCGAATAACTCAATTTCGGCTAATTCAATTTCTTCAAACCATTCCTCGTCATACTCAATCTCTTCCCAGTGTTCATCTTCCCAGTACTCTTCTTCAACTGCTAATAGCGTGTCTAATAAATCAAATTCTTCTTCAAAAAATTCTTCAGGAAGTTCCCACTCTTCTCGTTCTTCTAATTCCTCAACATAAATTTCACCTAATACTTCATCTAACCGATCCTCTACGATTGCTTGAAAGTATTCTGCGTCTGAAGCCACCCAAGCTTCGATAGACTCTTCTACTTGTTCTATTTCACCGATCTCCTCATCAAACGAAATCGCAAGCACTATGGGAGCTTGTTCAGGTTCTTCTTCTAGCTCTGTCTCTTCCTGTCTGTCCTCAACACGGAAAGGAGTTAAATCAACCTCTACTTCTGCAAGCACTTCACCTGTGTCATCAGCAATAGAAATATCTAACATTGCTGGAGCTTCTACAACTGGTTCAGGTTGTCCTGCTTCTACTACAGGCGGTGGCTCAGGAACGAATTGGACAGCCACCTGTTGACCTTGCTCTACGTCTATTTCTACTTCTAAAGCATCTACAGCGATAGCGACTGCCGCTTCTTCAATGTCGGCTATCTCTACAGATTCTTCAGAAAAATTGATTAAAGATTCTGCAATCTCCGGTTCACCTGTTATCTCCGCAGAAATTGGTTCTTCTTCAATTACCTCAGCTTCAATTTGAACTGATTTCTCTTCATCTAAAATCAGTAATGAAAACTGTTGTGTGATATTTTCTGTAATAGGTTCCTGCTCCGGTGGGATACTGACCTCCGATTCTTGAGGAATCGAGGGGGAGGATTGGACAGACGATGAAGAATCTCCCGGAGTGGGAACATCAATAACGTCTACATCTGCACTGAAATCATCTACTCCCGGTGGTAAAAAAACCATTACTGGATCAGCGGTGCTAGGTCCGGAAATCAGATACCGATAAGTAGCACCTTCAATTTCATTTACAAAAGAACCATCGTAATACCCTAAACGGTTTCCTTCTGGAGTTTCAATCTGTAAAGCCATTTGCTTGCTACCTGAAGCGGCAACAGTTAAAAGAGTTCCAGATTTTTCTTCTTTATCAGATGGACAAAAAGCACAAGTGAACGGCCCATTTCTTACCGTCATAGGTGTGAGTTCCATTGTGCCAATCCCACCACCCCAAGCTTCAGCTTTTTCTGTTGGATTAGTTGCGGCTAACGCATAACTCCAACCATCTTCATCTACATCTATCCATCTTTCAGCTGTAGGCCAGTTGGAATCGTAAATGTAAATGCGCCAAATATCTCCATTAGTTTCAACTTTGTATGGAGTAACAGCGTGTCCTCCTTGCTCAGAGTAAATACCCATCGTGTAACCGACTGAAGGTTCACCAGTTTCTGCTTTAGCGAAATCTTCGTAAAGAATACGAGCTAAAGCTAAAGGAGAAAGTTCTAAAAACTGTGCGGCTTCTTGCTGAACTTCGATAGCAAACTGGGTTACATACCAGTAAGCAATCTCCGAGAGGAGAGCCGGATCTTCTTTAATTAGCGAAGCTACATCTTCAACATCTTGAAAGCCTGTAAGAGCTTTCAGGTCGTTAGCTAATCGCAAGGAAAGAACCGTTAAACCTTCACATAAGCCTCCCTGCATTGACCTGTTAGCCTGAGCGATTAGCTGTAAAATAACTGGGTAAGGTGTGCATTCGTTGTCTGTTACATCTGAACAGACTTGATTATCACCATAAAATCTGCGTGTCATGTTCACTGTTAACTCAGCCGGAGCTTCTCCTCCACCAAAATTCTCGAAACCAAAGCCATCTTTGACAGGCTTATACCCAGTAGAAGCCCGAATAGCCCTGTTCTGGGAACCTGTTTCTCCAGCTCCTGAACCTGTTTCTCCAGCTCCTATTTTCCCAGTGGTAATTTCTGTATTACTAACTTCAGAATTAGCTTCTACAGGCTCTACAAGCTCATCTGGGGCTTCCCCAGCTGATACATTTGTAGATTTAGTTGCTTCTGCACAAGAAACGCTTAGAAGAGCAATTAGAGCGCCTGAGGCTATTAACCCCCGTGACAGGCTCTTAGAGGAGCTGGGACATCCCGGTATATCAAAACTCTTGATTTTATAGGGTTTTCTAACTGCTCTGGGGTATAAAGAGCCTGAATTACCCAGTAAACCCAGTAAATTACCCAGTAATCTACCCAGTAAAAGCCTGCAGCGCTTCAAGAATGGCTTCTACGGCGCTTCTGATAAACAATCAGAAACCCAACAGCTACAGCGATTACTCCTGCTATAACTATTACCGTCAGGGAACCTCCCGGGGCTGAACTCATATCAATAGAGAAATTCTTTGTTCCTCCACCTAGTAAGTCATTTTCCGCTTTAAGGCCAGCAACAGCTTCTTCAAGCATTGTAACCTTGTGTGTCAACTCGGCTTCTTCAGCCGATGAATCCCAAAGGAACCCAAAGGCCCCGCCCAGAGTTGCAGGCAAACCAACAATATATGCGATATTATCTTTAATTTTGTCAATTAAAGACGTTGCCTGTTCTATTTTGCTTTGTTCCGGGGCTTTTTCAGGCGCACAACGACAGGGAATGATCTCATTCAGCTTATCCTGAATGTTAGTTAATGCTTCTGTAAGCTCTTTACTGTCCATTGTGACTCCATCAGGTCACACAGGACACTACTTTTTAGATAAAATTTATAGCTTAATTAGTCTTCCGGTAGTTCCGCATTATTCGGACTAGCCTTTAAGAGCGAAGCCGAAGCATCCCCAATCGGAAGAATACTACAAGCATAGCTCTTTACGATAGACAATGCCGCAGGTAACGCACCAATAGCCAAAGTTTTTACTCCAGAAATAGAAATTTCTGTTAAACCACCAGCCAAATAAAGACCAACTACCGTTTGTGCATAAGTGGATATGGCTCTTTCCGCCACATCCCGGATTTGTCCCCAATCTAATTTAAGGTTTCCTAACATCAGGAGCCTTTCTTAGCTGGAGCTTTTTTAGCTGGAGCTTTCTTAGCTGGGGCTTTCTTAGTTGCAGGTTTTTTCTCCTCAGCTTTTTCTTCAGCTTCTACTTTAGGTTCTGCTTTCTTTTTCTTAGCGCCACCCTCTAGAGCGGCCCAAGTTGCAGGACCAACGTTACCATCAGGCGTGAGATTGTTTTCGTTCTGAAACTCAACCACACAACGCTGAGTGCTAATACCGAATCGCCCATCTATACCGATACGGTGTCCTTTAGCAACCAACGCTTCCTGAAGTGAACGCACTTCAGTTACGTTTGAATTATTTGTGACACTAAGCCACGCATGATCAGTCATTATCTTCCTCTTTCTTTAAAAGAAACATCAAAGGTCTTAATGTCAACAATACCATTTACAGGTAGACGATGGTTCTTTTGAAGTTGTTTAACCGCTGTAGCTGTCTTACGACCAAAGATACCGTCAGCTACACCGCATCTAATTCCCTGATTTCCCATGCAAGTCTGAATGGTTTTAACAGCGTCACCTTTTGAGCCTTTAGTCAACGGAGTTTTTCTAACCTGTTGACGTTGCTTCTTAATCGCCGCCGCTATCGCCGCCCAATCAATCTTAGGTTCAGGAGCATCAGGGGCTTCAGTTGATTCACCCTTCAAAGCTGGAGCTTCAAACCAGTCAGTTGATTTACGAGGCTGGTGATGCCACCACTCAGAAGCAACAGTTGGCTGGACACCATACATTGTGGCTATGCGATTTATTTCCGGTTTGCTAATCGACTTATCCATTTGAGCGAGGTCCACTGCGTAACACCAGCCGTCAAGCTGTTGCATGTGCCATGAGCCTCGCCATATACCCAAACCATCTAAAGCTTTCTCACCGAAACGCCTATCAGGATTAGCCGCAAGAATGGTGCTACGACCTGACTTGTAACGATCATAGTAATACTTCTGATCGGCGTAGCTTCTGCAACCGGATGAAACAGCTACCTTGCCTTTGATTTGCGGATCTTGAAAAAAAGCTTCAAGTCTTGTCACGAATCGTGGATGCAATAAGTCCAGTTGAACTGTGCTTTTAGTCGTAGGAATGTTCATTCAACTATGTTACATCACGAACAGTCCATTGTCTGTTCTCCTCATCCCACTCTTTAATCTTACCTTCTTCAAATTCAGGGACACCAATACCGTCAGGTGGTATCCATCCACCGTTCGTTGAATCCCATTCCCATGAAGGGGGAACATCTGAAGGCTTTTCAGGGATTTCCCACTCGCCTTTTTCTTCATTCCATATTTGACCAACAGGTTGCGGTTGAACTGGTGCTTCCCAGTTGTTTTCCGAGTTATTCCAAACCCAAGAATCAAACGGTTTTATTGGTATGAACTTATCTAAATCTTTATCGTAAGTCCCACCGATCCTCGCATACTTTCCTCTAAAGTTTTCGTTGTACGAAGTTTGCACCCAAGTTTTAGAATCAGGAAATAGATTGTTTAAGAAATCAATCCCTTTCTGTTCAGATTCACCTGAAGCGAAACGACCATCTGCGATTTCAGTATTGCTAAGTACCACAATTTGTAAAACTATGTTGCTTTCATCTACCTCAGCGAAATGTGCCATTACACATCCCACTTCATTAAAACAGTACCTGAACCACCTGAACCGCCATCATTACTGTAGCCGCCGCCACCACCACCACCGCCGTAATTTGCGGTTCCATTACCCCCTTGGGGTGTTACCGGAGCGGCTCCGTAATAGCCACCTGAGTACCCAGCGCCGCCGCCACCGTAACCGTAACTGGTAAACAACCATGCTGCTCCACCGGAATTATACATTCCTCCACCACCGCCGCCGCCACCCATATTGAACCAACTGCCACCGTGTTGTCGTGTTACACCTTGACCACCGTAACCGCCGTATGATTGACCGCCCGCATAAGGATAGACATATGCGTTGCCACCAACAGCGCCCATGCCGCCACCAGCGCCTGCTGTTCTTGCTCCATAAGACCAGTTTGAGGCTCCTTCACCTCCGTTATTTCCGTAAATCGCACCACCTGAGTATCCTTTTTGTCCGCTGTAAATACCACCACCACCTGAACCGTAAGAACTACCACTCGCAGAACCAGCATGAGGACTAGCGCCTGACCAACCGTTTCCTCCACGACCTCCACCTTTGCCGTAAATGGTTGCCGCTCCTCCTGAATTGGTAATACTTGAATCCGAACCGGAAGAAGGATCTCCAGCGCTACCACCATAAGCTCCTCCGGCTCCAACAGTTACCGTAAGTGTGTTACTGGTTACATCGAGGTGACCTATGGTGTGTTCTGCATTTTGTCCACCACCACCGCCGCCACCGCCGTATGAGCCACCAGTCCGACCTGCTCCTCCTCCACCGCCTACAACAGCGGCAGTAACACTTACACTTGACGGATTAGTCGTAAAAGATATACTCCCTGAAGCGTTAAACTTGACATACTGTTTCTTGTAACCGACACCATTAACAGCGTCATTCACAGAGTAGTATTTAACTTCGTCAGGACTTCCAGTTACTGTATAACTCATAGATGCCGCAGGTGCGACACTACCAGTTAAACCCCTTAGTCCTGCTTTCCAAGTAACCGCTTGAACTGAACAAATATATGTAGTGCCGTTAGTTAAACCAGTAATGTCATAAGCGGTATCGCTCGATGAAACTGAGCTTGAAGCAATAGTCCAATTAGAACCACCATCGCTCGAATACGAAACAACATAACTTTCAAGAGTCTGCCCTTTAGTGTCAGGCGCTTTCCAAGTTACAGTCAAAGAAGCATCATCTCGCCACACGGCACAACTAGTTGGTGCGGCGCAAACAAAAGGAGCATAACCTTGAGCTTGCGCTCTCCTAAACCGTTTAGGGTTTATCCTGCCATTAAAAGCCATGTCTTAACTTGGTGGTGTCGGCCACACAACTTCTGAAACTTTAGAAAATGCGGCAGGTAAATCTCTTAATTTTTGCCTGTATGTTTTCCATTCATCCTGTTTCGATGTTGAAAGTGGTGAATCGTTACCAATCGTCCAATCTGACCGATCTAATCGACTGTCACGTTCAGGTCGGATACTGTCTATATTTTTATCAGCTTCTTCATTGCTTTTTTCCATTTGGGCGACTTCTTCGTCAGTCATTTCGACTTCTTTCCATTCACCCGATTCATTTGTTAATCTCATTGGATTTGCCATAATGTCTCCTATCCTAATCCATACATAGTTATTTTGCTGTCTGTAGTCCAATTCCCTGACATTAACGTAAATGTTAATGATGTTACTGCCGCTGTCGTTGAATTAGTCCAAGCCCCATTTGCTTGAGCAAACATTGATTCCGTAGTGTTTGTGTTTTGAATACCTGTTTCTACTTGCATCGTTTGCCAATTACTGCTCTGCGTGTAATTCGGAATGAGAACATCCATCCAACCCAGTTTGTCAGCATACCAACCATCTGAAGGGATAGCTGTAACATACCAACCAGCGTAACTACTGTAATAATCCTGATAATACATTGTGCCGTTGTAATTAAAAGTGGACTTACCTGAATAATGAGAAACCGTAGCATCACCATTAACCGTCAAATAAAAACCGTCATTGCCAGTAGCTATATCTGATTTTACTTGACCTACTATCATCAAACTTTTGAACGTCTGCGGAATAGAACTAAACGTAATAGCAGAAGCACTACCTGTGCCTGTAGCAGTTTCCATTATTGTAAAAGGACTTGAAGCACTCATTCTGAATTATACCCATACCAAGTAAGCGAACTACCTGTCATAAAATAGCCGGTTGTCTTAATCTTAATACTTGTTACCGCCGCTGTGTTGTCCCATATACCTAGAGTAAATCCTGAATAGTAGTTAGCCGTTCTGTCAGCTTGAATTTGCCTACTTTTATATTCAGTTTTCAAACTTGATGAATTAACGTTATAGAAATCTCCTATTACTAACGTATCACCTCCCCAAGACTGATAAGTACCTGAAGTGAGATTATATCTAGGTCCATTAAACCACCAGTTGTTATCCTGTCCTGTGGAATGTGTTAAAGTTGAACCCCCATCTTGTGTGTAATAGAAAGTTTTGAAATAATTACTAGCTGTCGTATCACCATTTATTTCTATTGCAAAATTAGATCCCATTTGATTAGTTGACTGAGCGTTAGTAGTTACCATAAACATTCGTAGATGATCCCAACTTTGACCATGAAGCAAATTGGCAATCGTTGTATCAAATTCCGTACTCGCCCAATAATAAACAGTTGTTGTGCCTAAATATGTCATCGAGTTCTTATACCCAGTAGCCATTATGACACCGTGTTTCTTGGATAGCCGTACAGTTCAAAAGTTGAACCTGCTGTCCATGCATGACTTCCAGTCATTTGTTCCGCTAAAGCAACAATACAATCTATCTTGTCACCGTAAACTTGACCTGCAACAAAATTAACTAAATAACCGCTTGTGCTATTATCACTTAGTTGAGTGCATTGACTCATCATCACCTGACCGCCAATTCTGTTATTAGAAGAACCTGAGAACCATGCTTGAGTCATCCCCCAATTATCAGATGTCGAACCTGCACCCGAACCTGTTTGATCGCTTGAACCGACCATACCTGCCCAAAACCCACCGTAAGACCAATCAACATATCGTCCATAGTTATATGGCGAAGTTCCATTACGCCCAGCCCAAGCAGTAGAAACATTAGTAACTGTCGAATACATTGAGTGGTAATAATAGTTTTTGTTGTATTTATCCCATGCGTAATGATAATACATTTGTCCATAAGTGGGATCATCGTTTTGAACGTGACCAACAACCCACAGCAATCCGTATCTTCTGAAATCTTTAATCGGATCACCTGTTATGCTCGTAAACTCCACAGCGTGAGTGGTTGAACCTGACACAGTAGCAGAATCTATAAGCACCATTCCGTAACCAGCGGCACGATGATTAGCTGTCCTGTCACGAATTTCAGAAGGATTGTATCTGCCATCCCATGTGCCATTTATACTGCTGTAAAAATTGTAAGCTGATCCGTCTCCCATGTTTAACCTCTCCAACCGTAAAGTGTGATCCACGAATCGGTATCTATATTATTACCGCAACCTATCTGAATACTTGTTACAGCTTCTGCTACGTCTGAATACCAGCCAGCGACACCAACAGGATTTTTTGAATTAGTTGAATTGTTTGTATTATCTCCAGCTCTCCAAGTTATGATCCCACAGTTTTTCGTAGTGCTATCCGCATAGTTAACAAACCACATTTCAATAGGTGTATGAGCGCCAGCAGTCGCACCATTACCCGAAACCATAGGTCCTAATGCCGCATACATCGTAGTTCCTGCGGATGTTTCTGCAAATGGCCAAGGAGGTCCTGTGGAATTAAATCCTGAATTTATACCAGCTATATAATACTGACTCGCAGTCGAACTGTTTACCGTCATCCAAAAAGTGTCGGTTTCGGAAGCGTTACTTGTTCTAAGAAACATACACGCTTGAATGTGTTTATAGTCGCCTGAAATTCCAGTAAGTGACATAGATACAGCCGCTCCTGTACCACTTGCGGAGTCTATAACTTCTACACTCGCCATTAGGATGCCATTCCGTAAAGAGAGATTCTAGCCCCTGATTGAAAACTACCGCTTGGTCCTACAGTTAAGCTTGTTGTCGCACCTACTTGGTTTGTGCCACCACAACTCAAAGCAAACCCCGGCATTGCAGAAGCACTATCAGAAGTGCCTCTATAATTTGAGCCTGCCTGCCACGAAATTGTTGTTATCGTGTTAGCGTTAGCGTAATCGTGTAAATGGAATATACAAGTATTTTGCACATCGTCACAATGTGTGAACCAAAAAGAATTGTAAAACAAACCTACAAAAGAGCTTGAAGAATTGTAGCCGTTGTATACAGTTTGTCCACTTGTTCCTGCAACTTGAAAACCTTTATTCCAACCAAAATCAGGAGACGTATAACCTGAAGTGTTACCACCAGCCGGATTGATACATATATCCATATTGTTCTCTCCACCACTTGAAGAAGTAGTGCATTGACCAGTCACAATACCCATTATCGTGCGGTATGTTTGCGGTATGTTTTCAAAATAGAAATTGCCAACGTAAGTGCTGGCAGTTTTTGTTATTAAATGTGTATAAGCCGCCGCACCCATTATTCCCAATCTCCTGTTCCACCATCATTCCCGAAGAAACCATACATACTTACTGTAGTTCCTACCGCAAAAGTAGTTAATGTACCAGTCTGAACATAACAGATGAACCTCGCTATCATAATAGGTTCAGGAGTAGTAATAGCAACACTACCTGTTGCAACACCTCCAGCTTCTTTACCGCCTGCAAGACTCGCTAAAGAACCTTGCTTATTCATCCCATGACCTGTATAGAAATCCATGATCACACAGTTCCCTCGATAAGAAGTGTCTCGGCTTAAAATGCCGCAATAAATAGCGGGACCTGCTAAAGCGGCGTTCCAAACTTCACCTCCAGTATTTGGATTTCGACCATACATCATTGTTCCATAGTTCGCTGAATACGGAGTAGAAGTCGGATATGGACCCAACTGAGCGGCAATATAAGTGTAATCAATACCAGTTCCGTAACTGTTATCTATATCGGCGTACCAAACCCATCTGAGTTGTTCATATCTGCGCCAATCGTTCTGACCATAGAGGTTTGAAGTAAATGTAATATCTGAAGTGGAACTACCAGTAACAGTAGCGGTGTCTAACAGAACAACAGCTTCGTCAATGTAATCGGTATCGCTCATTTGATTCACCCAGTTGTCACTAGGTGAAATCGAACCGCCTTGTATAGCTACAGGATACTTACTTGGTGGAACATCCGGCATTGTTACGAGATATCTTCGTAAGCGACCATTACGTGAATGTAACCGGAAGCGTTATCCGATTTAGCGTAAAGAGTGTCTCCTTCTTCCAAATAGACTGGTGTGCCGTCTTTCAGAAAAGCCTCATAAACAGAAAGAGCAGGGATCGGTACTTCTTTAGCTAAGTAATAATCCACACTTGATCTAGTTATATAAAGGTCAAACGAAGCTGTCACCGCTGAAGAACCTGAAGTGTTAGTAGCGAGAACGCCTGCTAATTTCAGAACCTTGTTTGATGAAGCCGCATTCGCAAGAACACTTGCCGCAGTAGCAGATGACAAAGCAGTTAAAGCTGTTTTGCCATTTATGGTTGCTACGTTGACTATGTTTGGTGCCGCCATATTTTCCTCCTATCCAAATACCATTGACATGGCAATAGCTTTACCTGTGCTGACACCGCTTGTAACGACATCAGAAATCAGGGCTTTCTTAGTTGTGTTATCTGTAACATCTTCAATGAGCATGTAATCCGTAGTCTCAGCGGTTGCAGTTGAAGCCGCATTGACATCAACATTTACCGTTACTGCCCCCGAAGTTCCTCCACCTGACATTGCTGTACCAGCAGTCACACCAGTTATGTCGCCTGCTAATGCTGTGATGTCAGATATTAAAGCCTTCTTAGTTGAGTTATCGGTAGCATCTTCTATTAACACGTAATCTGTGGCGACTGCGGTAACCGAACCTGCGGCGTTAACATCAACATCTAAAGTAACCGATCCGCTTGTTCCACCACCTGACAGAGCCGTTCCTGCCGTTACCCCTGTAATATCGCCTGTGGCTACGAAATCAGAAATCAAACATTTCTTGGTTGAATTGTCTGTGACATCCTCAATTAAAACGTAATCAGATGTCGTGCCTGTCACCGAACCGGCGCCATTAACATCAACATTTAACGTAACCGAACCTGAACTGCCACCTCCCGAAAGCGCTGTTCCTGCATTTACGTCAGTTATATCAGCCGCAAGTGATGTAGCTGTCCAGCTTGAACCGTCATAATAGTAGAGAGTGTCGCTGTCAGTTGTGAAAGCAAACATACCCTCTGCTGGAGAAGTAAGTTCTGCATCCCTGTTAGTAGTTGAAGTGTAAACGCCTATAACTTGATCCATGCAGTAATTCATCAAGTCAGAAGCGGTTAATACATCTCCTGTGTTAAATGTTTTATATCCGGCTGGTGCCGCCATTGTTTTGCTCCTTAATAGCTCAAGGCGTTCGTACCTAAGATACCACTTGTGGTGCTATCTAGTACGAAGCCATCCAATATCTTCTCTGCTGTTTGAAAAGTCGTTACCCAACTATCAGGTCTTATCGTGTGTTCGATTCCCTGTACGGAAAGAGTACGAGAAACCGTTCCACCGCCCGGTTGGGTTCTAGTAACTTTAATGGGATCCATGATCTTCGTATTTAAAGCCGCTGTAACTCTGTTAGAAACATCACCGTAAGCGTCAAGGCTTATGCTTCCGATTCTTAGCTCCGGATCTTTACGATTAGCGAGAATAGTTGTTGCTTGGTTTAAAGCATCGGCATCCGTGTCCATCAACAAACCTGTGCGAGTGTAGTTCCTTTGAAAATAGTCACTTATAGAAGTTGAATCAGTAACGTTTTGAGCCGTTCCACCTGAACGTGTAACAGTTACATTATTAGCAAGGATCGTGTCATCAATATCAAAATCAACTGACTGATACTGGATGTTTGCTCCAGTGTCATCGAATACTGTTGGAGTTTCAGCGTGTTTAGCAATAATTCCAGCGCGATCATAGAATTTTAATACACCGTTAGTCTCACAAAAGAAAGCCCCTAACTCGGTTTGATTAACTGCTTGACAAGCGGAAAGAACATCTCTTGTCGTTCCTGAATCTGCTTGACACGTTGTTTGTCCTGCTCCAGTTGAAAAATCTCTCAAAGAAACAGGCCAAGTGATCATGTCAAGAATTTTGCCTAACCTAGTTGAAGTTGTTTGTCCTGCGGTAGCACCTGAAACAGTTGACACTGTTGACAGGTTCAACAAACGAAAAGAGTCAACAGCTTTAATAGTCATAAACGCGGCTGTCTCACCGGGGTGATACGTGTAATCCCACTCATCTATAAAACCTGAATAAAGAGTGTATGTAGTGCCACCATAAGTAGCTGATATTTGCAACTGTCGCATTGGTAGAATTTCATTAGCGTAAGTTCCATTATCAGGATCAAACAAACCAGTTGTGTCTGTCAATGTGACAGTACAAGCGCCTGCATCGAAACGATCTAGAATACGGTTACGCCCACGCCTGATAGCAACCGAGTTAACAACACTTGTGATATCTACAGGAGTTGAAGCGGCATCAGAAAGAACACCTGTTCCCAAGGGTGAAGCTGAATCACCTAAAACAAGATTAGGACCGAAAGAAGGGCTTGTCTGAAAACGAACGGTTACTTTAAGAGTCGCGGCGGCAGGCATATCTAACTCGAATAATCCACAGTTGCGCCTATATTAGTGAACTGATCACCGGAGGACACAATCTTATGTTGAAGTCCAAGATTTATGTTATTTAAAAGATCATCTTCGGTAATAACTGAACCTTCAACATTTATTGTTAAATTGACATTACCAGCACTTCCCTGAGCGGTTCCGCCAAAGCTTCTGCCACCTCCGCCTTGTATTGCGGCTATGGCATGATAAGCGTCTGTCATTTCTGCCATTTCTGCCGGAGAAAGAGTGCTTAGATGTGTAAGCCAATCGCCTCCGCCAGCCGCTACAGCCTCAGCTAAAAGATCAGCGTCAGAAGGAGCGGTAGGAGTAGTAGGTCCTGATGGAACTGTTACCGTAGGATCGCCGCTTGCGCCCATAGAAATGCTCGCACCTCCTCCGCTTGGAGAAGTAAAGCCGTCTTTAAGTAAATCTTTAAGTTCTCGGAACTCGCCGGTTACAGCGTGAATCAAATCTTTAATCTTTGTAAAGATTCCTTCTTCCTCTTCAGCTAAACGATTAACTTCCGCCATTACTTCAGCAAGTCGCTGTTGAGCATAATAAAGTTCCTCGTCAGCCGCTTTTTTAGCTTGCGTAGCGCCAACCAAAGCAGAATCCAAAATGATTCTTCTCGCCGCTAGATCAGCGTTCTTTTCTTCAATCGCTGTTTTATCTTCTACAAGCCCTGCGATTTGCTCATCAAGCTTGGCTTTCTCTTCACCAACCTTAATAGCCATCAACTCTTCTTCGCTTTGAATCTTTGTAGCTAAACGCAAATCTTCAGTAGCTATCTTTAATTCAAGGGCAGTCTTTTCTTTAGCTTCTTGTATCTTGCGACCTTCTTCTTCAAGTTTCGATAACGCTTCTTGAGCGTCAGCTAACTCGTTTTCAGCTTTTCTTAAATCATCAAAGCTTTGCCCTAAATCGTCTGTAACTTGATTTAAAGCTTCTTCGGCTTGCAAAACATCAAGAACAGTTGCTTCACCATCTTCGTAAGCTTGCTGAGTTTCACGTAACTGTCTTTCAAGACGCACAAACTGTTGAGCTTCGCGAATACCAACATCAGAACCTCTAGCATAATCTTCAGTAATCAAATCTAAATCAATAAGAGCCTGTTCAGCATCATTGACTTCGTGAACTAAATCATCCAAAACCATGATTTGATTCTTCTTCTGTCTTACCAGTTCTTTCGCCGCCGCTGTGTCAGGAGGTTCCGCTGTTGCTTCTGCCTGCAACTTGGCTATCTTCTCTTCAAGATTCATTACAGCAAGACGCTGTTTATCCCATTCCTGAGTTACAGCACTAACAAACTCTGCGCTTTTGAAAGACTCATTGTTGCTTTGCTCTTGGAGTTCAAGAATACGAGCGTTAATTGTTTCTATCTCAGCGAGGTTTACAAGCTGTTCAGCGGCGTTATCTTCTATCTCTGCCTGAATATCAGCTATATCCTGTTCGGCTTGTTTCTGAGCTTTCAGGGCGCTCTTAACATCATTCTGTGCTGACTGCATGGCTTTCACCATTTTGTTGGCTTCCCTGCGTATCCGGTTCTGCTCATCTAAAAGAACTTTTTGTTCCTCTAAATTAGTTTTAAGCTGTTCTTCAGCCTCAAGTTTGTCTGCGTTTTCTTTGTTGATTTTGATTGTCATGTCCATTAAATCTTCGGTGTGAGCAAAAATTCCGCTTTTCACACCTCCGCCTAATGTCGCTGACGCTTGAGCCGCCGCCATAAATGATCGCGTAGCAGAATCTAAACCAGCGGCAGGATCACTTAATATCTCTGACAGGGTAGAAGCTTCACTACTGTAATCTTTCAAAGCAGTAGCACCGACAACAAGGCTGTCTGTGCTGTCATCAACAGCGCCAGTAAATTCGCTTACACCAAAACGTGCATTCTGAAATTCGGTTGCGACACGTTCTGCTTCTATCGCCGCTTTTGCCGCCGCTTCAGCTTCGTCAATCTGAGCTTGTTCAGCTTCCGCAATAGCATCAATAGCTAATTTAACGGCTTCTGTGTATTGCCCTTTCTTTTCTAAAGCTTCAATTTCTTGAACAGTTGCCTCATCCAAAGCAGTAACGTAATTGATGATATTTTTTTCGTTTTCTAACCACTTTTTAGCAAGCTTGTCGTTCTCTTTGATCATGTCATCGTGAGCGTCAGCGGTTTCGTCTATCGCATCTAACATCTTTTTAAGAGTGCTTATTTCCAAATCACCGGCTTCTACTGCTTTAATAATCGAATCAGCGTTCTCACCGAAAAGATCAGAGTTTTGTCTCAAAAGCTCAAGGTTCTTATCAAGCATGTGGTCATAATCACGAAGCTGATCTTGGAGTTCTTCGTATCTGTCAGAACCCTGCATTATCGCTTCTTGATGATGGTCTAGATCAGTTATGTACCTAGCAAACGCTGGTCGAACATCCTGATCAATAACATTCGCAAGCAACGCCTGTGAACCGTTAAACTTGTCAAAACCTTCTTCAGTTGCTTCCTTCGTTGTCTCCGCTAAAGCTTCTAAACGTTCAGTAAGACCTTCCACTTTTCCTGCGAACATAGCTGATTCATCGCCAGCTTCAACGAGTTCAGCACGAAGAGTTTCCATGCGTTCTTGCGCTTCTTTACCACGCTTCCGCCATAGCGTTAAAGCAGTACCAACACCAACAGCCGCTAAAGCAACTGCCGCTCCATGCGGAGTTTTCAACGCTGGTCCTAACTTACCTAAAGTCTTTAACAGTCCTGAACCGCCAACTTTACCACCACCTGTGAGAACTCCTGTTACACCTTGTCCCATTTTTGACAATGCGCCCAAACCGCGAGACATACTCCCGATAGCCATAAGCGCCGGTCCTGCGGCAACCGCAAACCCAGCAAAACTAGCTACAACTTTCTTCATTACTGGTGAAAGATTGTCGAACTTGTCTGCGAGATCGCCAACAAAGTTCGCTAACTTCTGAATCAATGGAACAACCACTGGAATCAGCTTGTCTCCAAGCTCAATCATTACGACTTTGAAATCAGTCATTGCCTGTTTCATCTTAAATCCGGAAGTTTCCTGCACCGCCGCCATGCCTCGACTTAAAGTCCCTGAAGCGCGTGTCATCTCATCCATAACACCAGCGGCTTCACCTGCGGCAGTTCCAGTCAACTGTAAAGCACCAGCTAACGCTTCAGAATCTTCAAACACTTTAGACATCTCTTCGCCGTTAGCTTCCAACGTTGCGCGCATCTTCATAAGAGCGCCCAGCATGTCTTCACCCGCCGCTACTCTAAGATCCTCGATACTTAAACCGACATCTGAAAGAGTCTCGCGGGCTTGCTGAGATGGCTTAATAAGAGTACGAAGAATACCTCGTAAAGAACTGGTTGATTGCGAAGCGTTACCTGACGCTCTAGTCAGGAAAGCTAAACCGCCACCAACTTGTCCAAACTCTATTCCTAACTCTGCCGCCATAGGAATAAGACGACCGAACTGGGGAGCCAAATCTTCAGCCGATGCTTTACCTTGTTCAACTGTTTTAGCGAGAATATCAGTGGCTTCAGCGGCAGTAATGTTAGCTGAACCGTAACCGTTGATAGCGTTCGTTACCGCATCAGCGACTACCTGAGCGTCACCCATTCCTACCGCCGCCGCTTTAGCGGAAGCTTCTAGCGCCTCAACTGCTGTAGCTCCTCGTAAACCAGCCGAAGTGATAAAGAACATCGCATCAGCTAACTCTTTAGGTGCTTGTGCTGTTTCTCCTGATAAACGAAGAACGTCTTTCTCGAAAGCTTGAACAGTATCAGCAGACAAACCAACCATGCTTTGAATCTTCGTCATTGAAGTTTCAAAATCTGAAGCGGCTTTAATCGCTCCAGCGGCGGCTCCAGCCATAGGCAGAGTTACTGCCATAGTTAGCTTGCGACCAGTTTTAGTCGCTTTCTTACCGAAATCTGTTAATTTGCTTTCAGCTTCTTTAACACCCTGTGAAAATTCCTTAGCGTCTAAACGCAGGGAAGCTACGAGTTCAGCTACTTTAGTTGCCATCTATCACCTTCTCGATCTCATGTTAGTTCGAGAACTGGATACACGATTATTGTGAGCGGCTTCTTCGGCTTCGATTTTAAACAACGCCGCCCATTCTGTCATCTCGGCACTACTCATGCGATCTAGGAGTTCGGATACAGTCATGCCAAGCTCTCTCGCTAACCTGAAGTAGAATCGTCTTTCGGGGTTTCTCCATCCTTGTCGGTTGGGGAAACCAAGGAGACTTTTCCCGCTTCATCAATGGCATCTCCTGTTAATCCGGAAACAGCCATACACTGTTCAGCTAGTTGGTTTATTACAAGTGCGTTACGTTCAAATAGCCATTCTTTATCGCCATCTTCAAAAACAGGTTCGCCGTTTTCAGGATCGAAACAAGTTTTAGAAATAACGTGCCACCACATGCCTTCAATACGGTCAGGATCAGCGTTGAAACCAACCGTACCATCTTCGTTAGATATTTCCGCAAAGAAACGTGCGCGTGATCTAGCCGTAATTGAACGGATTTCTACTGTGACTCCCCATTCGGGAATCTCATACAATGTAACACTGCTGTCATCGACAGCTTTAATTTTTTCACTAAGTTTGGACACTTCGGTCACTCCTTCGTCTAGTTGTTAATTACTTATTTTAATAAGTTCCTCTTGTGACATCACCAGTTACCTGAAGATCAAGGGTGTATGTCACCACATCGCCTACAGGATTGCTGATTGAATAATTAGTGAGAATACACTCACCTGTGTATTTCACATTACCACTTGTGCTACCAGCAGGACCAAATATAAAGCTCCTACTTGTTGGCTCTGTTCCTATGATGTAACCATCAACAGTGGCATCCCACAGTCCTGAGACTGAAATGGTTGCTGAACGAAGCCCCACGATATATGAACGTGAAGTTGCACCGAAAGCAGTTGTTTCGGCTGTATCTATAGTTTCAGGAAAATCTACTGAAGTGAGCGTGTTAGCAAGCGAACGTGAAGTTCCGCCTGTATCATCAAGCTCAAAGTCAGTTGACTTACCGTGTACAAATGTTGGCATTTATAGTCCTCCTAGAACCTTGCTAACGACACCATAAAGGTGATTGCGCCGGAACTTCCGGCTGTACTTGCAGTAGCTCGAACGTAACGATTTATTGTTCCCGATACGGCTACCATCTCACTTGTCTTGGTCGAAGCCCCGACAGATGTGAACGTTATGAGATCAGCCGCCGAGCCGAAGCCGGAGGATGAATCATGTTGAATTTTTATTGTTGTTGCGCCACCACCAATAGTATTTGCAGGCACATGAAGAACTCCTACACCACCATTAGTGCTTGAAGCACTGTTATCTACACCTGTGAGATTACCCAGCGAACCAAAAGCTATCGAAGCGCCAGTTGTTAACTGCTTTGCGCCTGCTACACCATAAGTAAGATTACTTACTGCATCAGTTGATCCCTGAAAATCAGCGGTAATCGTTGAAACGTCACCCACTGGATTAGAAATCGTGTAACTCGTTTCGTGTGCTTTAGCGACTGTCGATGAATTGCCTATAGTTCCAGCATCTTCACAAACTGTCACGACTGGTGTCGTGGTGCTTCCCAGTAGAGCTTGAAGTTCTTCGTCAGAACCATCAGTATCACCTGACCACATTCCACCTAATGAAAGAGTGCCATTAGCTAATCCCAAAAGAAACGAACGTGAAGTAGCTCCAAAAGCAGTTATATCTGATGTTGCGTTTTCTAACGTTACGTCTGCGGACTGGAAATATGTTGACAAATCAAACTCATCAACATAAACCTTGGTTCCTTTACCATGAACAAATGTTGGCATTACTTACCTCCTGTTGTTTCAGCGTCAGCTTCTTCAGGAGCTTCAGCTTCTTCTTTGGTTACATAAGCTTCATTTACATCAGGAGTAGAAGGATCATCAGGAATAAAATGTCCTTTGTCGTTTCTTGCACGTTCAAGCTGTTCTTCAGCTTCAATTTGAGCATCAGCTTTAGCTTTTTCTTCTGCTTCTGCTTTAGCTTCAGCAGTTTTACGCTTTTCAGCTTCAGATGCTAATTCGAGGTAGCCTTCTTTGATTAACCAAAGCCCTTTAGGATTAGCTATTTCAACGGTATCTCCGGGTTCGTAACGTTCATCTTTATAGTTAATACCGGAGGTTCCGTGTTCTCCTCCTGTCACAATATACTTAGGCATCTTGCCTCCTTATAGTGCATGAGACTTTACGCCTAACCAAATAAGACACGAAGGTCACATGCGGACACGAAGGTCACTGATGTAAGTTCTCTCAAACTTTATCACTTGTTTGACCTCTCTGAGTTATTTATAGATTCTTTTCGAGCAGTAGTTACTTTTAAAGCCGCTTCTTCAGACAATTCTTTAGGAGCCGGTATCGAAGGAGCCGATTCGTTAACACATTTACAACGTGAACATTTAATAGTCCAAGGCGCTGTTACTCGTTCAGCTAACAGCCTTCCACAATTACCACACCTGACTTTAAGCCGTGTTAAACGTTTGTGTTCAGGTTTAGTGTTTTCACCATAAGGATCAAGTAGGGACATTATGAAATAGTCTTATGACAAATAAAGTTTACAGAAAATACGGCTCGGTCTTGGCTATCCCGGTAAACAGGAAACGGTGATTGAATCGCTTCAATGCGTTCATACCGCACGCTAGATAAATCTTCGTTACAGACTAGATTAGCTTTATCGAAACAATCTTTAATTAAAGCTCTTCCATCTGAATAAGCTACTGCTCTTACTAAAACTTGTATTGTCGGGCGTTCCATAACAGGTGCCGTGTTATCTGACATTGTATCTACTGGAGCTAAACCACCAGTCTCCTGAAGCGAAACGCAAGTATCAGGAGAATCAGGAAGCCTTCCCAAGAAAAGATTTGTTCCCAGTGTGAGAGTTGTATCGCTTACATTTGCGGCAAGATAAGTGCCGACTTCATCAAGAACGCTCATAACAATCCTTCAATGTCTCGCTTTAATCTCATTTCCATTCCTTTAGCCGCTTCCATAACAGGGCGTTCTAAAAACTTTCCTTCACCTGATTTTTGGTAAACCACTTTGTCTACTGGATTCCACGCGTAACCCCGATTAGGTATACCAGCGGTTTCGTGGACTTCTTTCGCATAAGGCGTATCTGCATCACCTACTGTTATATCCATTTGGAATCTTCCAGTCGCAGGAAGATCAACTGGTGGAACGTTAGGTTCATGGCTAACTGTTGATTTTAAATAACCAGTAGCTACAGGAACTCTAGGTATCACATCAGATTCAATTCGTGTAGCTTCCCTGAATAAAGCTTGAGCGGCTCGCGTACCAACACTGTCTAACCAGTTCATGCCTTTCTCAAATTGAGAAACATCAATCTCAAAATCAGACGAAAACTTAGCCACGCGTGTTCCTTCCGCAATAAACAACAACACACTGCTGTCCGAAATTGTCTGTCCTGCGTTCCACCTTAATAATGGGGCGCACAGCCGAAACTGGTGCAGGTAACGTAATCTGGTCTTCAGGGTTGATATTCAAAGAAGCATCAGGGATAAATACTTTGTACTCTGCGATGCGTTCCTCGTTCTCATTACGAATAACCTCGTTGGATTTCTCCACGTAAGCATCGTAAGTAGTAGCGCCTCCACTAAAAGAACGCTCGCCGTAATTGTTGAGAGTTGAAGTAGTGCGAATATCCACCGTGTCGGGTGTCATATCGTTTTTGATATCGGTTAAAAACTGAACATTTGTAGCAGTCATTAGTTATCCGATCCGGGCCAGTACTCTCTGTTTCCCACGACTGCACCGGGGTTGTTGAATTGCCCTTGATAGAAAGAAGGTTGAACCATGTTTGAATCTTCAGCGTCAATGTCTTTATCGCTGATGGTCATACCTCCGGAGTAAGGAGTGGGTACAAGCCCTTCACGGCTTGCGAGTTCTTTTAATTCAGCGGCTTGATCACGATAAGATTTTGCTTTCTGTGACATATCAACACGCAAATCACCGACAGCTTTGTCAGCCATGCGTGAAAACTTAGAAGCTATAAGCAAGCAACAACGGTAAGCCGCATCGTATAAACCAGTTGTAGCTGTAGTGCTACCTGTCACTTCTTTATTTATCCAACTTATTTCTTCATTAGCGAGAAGCTGATCGTTAGTGTCTGTATCACCGCAGAGAAAACGAATAGCGTCAAGAGCGCTAGAGTCAGGATCTCCGCTATAAGTCCAAGCCATTTTTACTCCTTAATAAAACGAAAGCCGAGAGCCGGCACAAAACCGACCCTCAGCCGTTCGTTTAGGTTTACCTGATGAATCAGGCTACGCAGTTAGAGAAGAAGTATCCAAGAGGTGATGAAACTACTTTAAAGTCCCATGCACTCTGAATTTCTATTCTGTCAGCACGTAGATGATCCATACGGAATCTGCTGATAGCGGTGCTAGTACCGAGTCCTCCACCAACGCCGTTCCAAACAAAGTTGTAACCAGCGCTAGGTGTCATAAGACCTGCACTTGGAGCCACGTAGCAAAGCAGAGCATCTTTATCACCGATTTGTGAGTATGAAGCGGTTGCTCCCTCAGCGGCGGTGTTATATGTGCCTGCCATTACGTGTACCTTGTCAACACCAAGAACCTTAGCAAGAAGGTCAGTGGTGATTGAGTCGGATGATGTGTACTTATACCGATCAACAACATCTGAGTGGTTCTTCAGGATTGACCAAACTGCATAGGACATGACCAAAGTATTTGGTACATAACCTGTATTAGAAAGGACAGTATTAATTCCTGCTTGAACATCACTGATTGGTGTCGAACCTGATGCGCTCCACAAGGTTGATGGTGTACTATCAGTACCCCAAACACCAGTTGTGAAAGCTGAAGATGCCCAGTCAACTTCTTGGCGAATCAGCATTTGCTGAGACAAGAAGCGTGTGGCATCCATATCAGGATTAAGTGGGCTATCGGAGTTTTCACGAACCTGATCACCAATGTCTTTATGCAAAGCATAAACCGCTGTTGAATAGGTAGCTGTACTCAAGCCGTATCCGGTACCAGCGGACTCTGTGCCATCGGCACGAAGTTGTACTTGGTCACGGAAGAAATCAGCCTGTGTATAGGTGAAGTATTTGTCCGATTGTTTATTGACGTTTACTGTAGGGAATGCGTTAGATGCAACAAAAGCATAGTTTTCCTGCATGTAAGCTACTGACATATTTGTCAGTATCGCGTCTACGTGTACGTCTGATTGAGTTGGTTGTGGCATTAGTTATCCTCCTTAAGCCGCGCGACCGAAAGTCGGGTTGAGAAACATTGTGAATGTTTCACCTGCTGATGCGGCCCCGATTGCACATCCCATCGTGTAGACGGTTGTGTCAGTTCCGGCGGCGATAGCGTCAGCTTGAGAATCAGCACTGGTGCCGATAATGTTGCCAGCCGCAATAGTGCCATCAGCTACCATTTTGGAAATACCAAAAATAGTAATGACAGCAGTTTCGCCGGATTCGGGATCATTCTGAAGGATGCCGATTGGGACATCAGTAATCGCAGTGCATACGTTAACTGTTGTAGCCGAAGCTAGTTTAACGAAATGATACTGCTTACTTGATAGGTCCGCGGCGGCTTTTAAAGTGCCTTCTCTTAATTGTGCGCCTTCGTATGCCGCCATTAGCCTCTCCCCATCTCTGTTCTATGTGTTTCGTATAAATCAGGATTACTGATGGAAACATGCTGAAGCGCATCAACATAAGAAGAAAATTCTCCGTCTGCTACTGCGGCTTTAGCCATAGCTTCGAGTTGCCCGAAAGCACTCTCTTCGCTTAGTTCACCATCGGTTCCCAGTGGAGTCATAGAAACGTTCTCTGACAACAAAGCGTTAGCGGCATCCAATACCTTTTCAACTGCTTCTGCTTCTGTTGGCAAAGTCTCCCTCAAAGTAACAAGAGACTTAGTGAAGTCTTCTGTCATTTGTGGAAGGTAGCTCCAACCGTGTACACGGTCTTCTGCTTTTTCTACGGCTCGCTCATGTTGAAGTGCTTTAGCTAAAGTTTCAGCGTCCTCAGCACGTTTCCGTAAATCCGTTAGTTCTTTCTTGAAATCTTCAGGAGAGTCAACCGATGCCATTACTGGCTCAGGCTCGACTGCTTCCTCAGTTTCAGGAATAGCTTCAACGGCTTCCGGCTCTGTTGCTTCTTCGGTTGCCTCTTCTTCGGCTTCAGCCTCCACAGTTTCTTCACTCACGGTTATTACCTCCGTGTCATCAAGTGAGTCATCCGCTGATTCAATAGCATCGGCTTCATCTAGAACGTCATCCAAGCTTTTCATAAGAAGCCATCCCTCATGGAGATGTGCGGGATGATCCACCCCGGATGCTTCTACTATGTCTAGCTCTGTTAATTTCTTAAGTTTCTTTGCCATATAAATCAAAAAGGTGAAAGCATTATCCGCTTTCACCCTTGGGCTTGCCTCTGTTTTCCGGCCATAGGTTAATGACCTTGTATTAGACTATAGCTTATTCTGCGCTAGTGGTAGTGTTTAATACATTTTCTGTTGGTTGGCTTCCCCCATTAAGAACAATCATTGGTCGTTTACGAACCGAACCTTTGTTCGCATAAAGACGAATTTCTACTTGACCATCGAAAGTAGCTACGAGCTTCTCGTATCTTTTAAGCTGTTCAATCCAGCTATTGATAATGGCATTCACGCAGAAACCAGTTCACCTAGATCCGCTTCAACCCTGCGAGCCGTTCCTCCGATTGAGTAACCACGAAGCTCTCCTTGCTGTACAAGCTCCCATGCCCAAGGTTCCCATATAACACCCATGAAAGGTGTGTTTGCGGGAAACTCAAACTCTTGAGCTTCTTGATCAGGCAAACTCATCTCTGCTTTCATTGCGAAAGGCCATGTTAATAGTTCAACAAACTCTCCTGCTTTAGTTTCAGAATGTTGCAAGTAAATGGAACGATCATCTTTTTGCATCCATCCCCAAAGTGCTTCCTGTAAAGTGTCATCATCTGTGAACTCTCCATGAGCATCTTCAACGTTTGGCACGTACACCGGACCTAGTGTGTAACGTTTAGCTTCAGCTTTTTCTACAACGAAACCAGCTTTGTTTATTCGACTCTTAATCTCTGCTTCAACGTAAGCTCTTAACACAGCGACATCGCGAGAATCGCCCATCTTATCCATGCCGTTAATCCATTTGGTCAACTGTCTTAATGACGCTCTTTTAATTCTTTCCAACGTGGGTTGCTCAAGAGCATATTCATAGTCTTCTTCTTCATCCAGTTCAATTTCCATTGCTTCTAACATGATGTCTTGCTTCATGTGAATGAGTTCCATAAGAGGTTCAAGCAACTCTTCACAATTAGGATGATTCAGCATTTCACGATAAGCCATAAGCAACAAAGTCATTGAATCGCTCTGCCAGTCGTTATGCCCTTTGTCGTAAAGACGCTTATCAGCAGGAGTAGCTACAGTCATGCGACTAGCTAAAAGAACTCTGGGAGCATCACTACGATTCATCTCAGGGTGAACATCCAACCACGCATTCAACACTCGATTTTTAACAGCCGGAAGATCACCAGAAGGTATTCGCACTCTGTTTCCTCTATATCCTTTACCTAAAGCGGCTATCGCTAAACCAACTTGCCTACGTGTTACTCCCATCTCAGGGGTTTGCCAAAGACGTAACTTCCATGTTGAAGGTTTCTCAGCATCAGGAACATACGCATAAGCTTTAGCAGGATATTCGTTACCATCATCAGTCTTGGTTGCTTTTTCCATGCTCGCTCCTTCAGATGCGTACAATGCGGCTATCTGTCTTTTAGCCGCTTCACGTGTTTCATGACACCCCATCAACTTACCATCATCGTCTTTAACAACTGCAAACGTTGAGCAATCTTTGTGGTTACTGGTAATTGAATAAGGCATAAACACAATAATATCAACTGAGAAGAGCCAGAGTTATTACTTAACGTACTTTCCTAAACCTAAACTTTTAGCCGCTTCTTTAGCTTCTTTGCGCGTAATCTCATCAAAATCACGTTCCCCAATACGCCAATCTGAAATCTGGTTTGTAGGAATCCAACCTTCCCAACCAAGAACCCAGTCTCGTAAGAAACCGGGGCCTTGCTCAATCATGTAAATTGCGCCAACTTTTCCATCAATCTCATTTAATAAATAGCTTCGTTTAATGTTTGATCTAGGCATTACGTTGACTTAAATCAGGTATCTCGCCGGGGATTTCTACGATGTGACCTTTAGCTTTAATCTCATCCATCTCTGCTTTAAGTTTGGGCCAAAATTCCTTAATGTCTTTACGCTTCGGTACTTTTGACCTTGGATCACCATAATCCATTCCAGCCGATATTTCGACCATCATTCTGTTTAGCTCTTCGCTATCTGGCATTACGCCTCCTTATCTTTTATTATATCTGTTAATGCACTGTTACTGTTTGCATTGCAGTCTGGAGCAGATGATCATAATCACCTGACTTCATCTCAGCTAGAACAGCGTTTATCTCATCTTGCGGAACATCATGTTCACGCAATGCTTTCTGTATCGCACCCATTATCGCAAATGCGTTACCATCATTACCGGTCAACTGAACTTCTATTTCAGGATATGTAGTCATTTCACCTCCTTTCTAAGCAGCAAGTGATTCTTGCTGTCTTTCTTCTTCAATCTGTTTAACTCTTTTCTTCAAAGGTGATACCTTGGTTTGTTCAACCCTTGCTATAACCTCTGGCCTTAAAGCGTGATAACCAGTGCCAGTTTTGTTCTTCCCGGCCTTGGTGTATGGTCCATAACAACTTATGTATTCATGACCACTGGGTTCAACCACATGCTCGATGAACTCAAACCAACCCGTCTTATGACAAGTACCTTGTTTCACGAAGAACCTTCGGCCTTCTTCCAATGGAAGTGTGCCTTCAGGTTTGTAGGTCGGAGTTTTTGTCCAGCCCTCAAAGAAAGCTTCACGTTCAGCTTGAACTTGTTGTTGTTGTTTTTTAGTTAATGATCGTTTAATCATTTTTCTCCTTTCTTAAAATGGTGGGATTTCTTCTTCTTCAAAAAATGCTAAAAAAGCTTTTTCAGCTTCAGCCGCACGTTCATATGGAGCTTTGTTTTTAACAATTATTGTTGGAAGTTTTGGTAGTGGTCCAAAAGCGATTCTTGCTTCATCAGCAGAAAGTCCACACAGAATGTTTTCATTAACAAATTCTGCGAGTCGTTCACCATAACCAGTTACTACATCTTCTCTGAGTTGAAGCTCAGAGCAAGCTTCACAATTTTCATCAACGGCGACTGTTCGCTGTGACTGACAATCATGTGAATGAGAAACTACAATTACTGTTTTCATTTCTTCTCCTTTGCTGTTCTCTCTCATATATATAAGTATAGCGTCATATAGTATGGTTTACAATTCAAGGGTTTTTAAACAAGCCCAAAACGACCAAAAACGACAAAAAACTTAAAGTCTTTAAAGGGAAAAAATAAATTTAAAAAATTTTTTGCCAGATCGGCTTTAAATCCTGTTCAGGGTTCTCTAACTGCAACCTACGGAAGGGCCTTCGCTCAGTTGAAGTCAACCCTCCCCAGATTCCCCACTTCTCACCATGTCGCAACGCATAATCAAGACAATCAACTCTGACTGGACAATCGGCACATATCTCCCTAGCTCTTACTACACCAGTAGAACCTTTCTCTAAGAAGAATGTTTTAACTGAAGAGTCTTTACAAGCGGAATCTTTTTTCCAGTCTTCTCCTTGTTGGTTTCTTAAAACTACTCGCTCACCGGTCGCTTCGTTAATAAACCAATTTAATGCTACGTCACTCATCGTCAGGCGAATAAGGAAAAGCATCATAAGCAGAAATGATTACTCCTCGTTCAACAAGTTCTAGTCTTTCTTCATGTGAGCTAAAAAAGCTTGACATAGATTCTCCGAACTCAACTGTGTCTTCATCATCCATAACTAAATCATACTTAGGCGCGTTTCCTAAAGCCTCTTCGGCTTCTTCTGTTGACATAAACTTAGGTAAAACCATTACTCAACCCACCCGTTTGCTTTAAAAATTTTCTCTAAATATGGTGCTACCATTATATCAAAATCTTCTTGTTCCCACTGAAAACCAATGTTATTAAACGATGGCAAAGATTCGACTAGCATATCTTCTACTGCGTCAGGTGCATTACGCCCATGTCGTGTTGTAGTCCACTGGTTAAATGCTCTAGCCCAAACTTCTTTTGGACTGGTAGCGTATTGTAGGTAAGCAGATATTTCCGCTTGCGACATTCCTGCGTTCAACATCGTGTCCTGAACTTCTTGTGAAAGTAACTTTTTGTAAGCCTTGCTCTCAACAACGTTTTCCATGAACTCAATGTAAGCCAAGCCCTGCTCTCCAACTGACGCTTTATTAATTTTGCCTCTCTTATACAAATCAAAAATAATTTCTATGTTGCTATCATTTGGCGAGAGTTGCATCTTTTCTTTGTTTTTAATTAAGACAAGTTCTATTTCTTGCATGTAATCAAAATCGTGTCCTATCTCATGCACAAGAGCGTTTGTTCGACTGCCTTTAGTTCCCGGTCGGAGCCTGATGAAACGGAAAGACTCCCCGATGTATCCACGATCATATACATCAATTTCTTCTAAACGTTCAGCTTGTGCGTACCAGTAGCTGTAATACTCTTCCAGCATTTCTTCAGCACTCTCATAACCATAAAGTTCAAACAAAGCCGAGTCCTGCATAGCCCGCTTATTGAGTTCTTCTAATCGTGTCGCAACGTGTCTGTATTGTTTAGCTTGTTCTGCCATATTGTCGTGAACGTAAGCAATTTTGCCATTTACAGTTGCGGGAAGACCAGTAGCCACATCTAATGCCGCTATAGGTTCACCAAGTGCATATGATCGTTGTTTTGCCCATTCGTCTAAATTCGAGGTAACCTCCGGAATCATCTTTTTTATACGTGCAGGTTTAGCTACACGTTTAGGCCTGTCTGGGTATTTCTTTTTGTTATACGAACCACCTAAACCGTCTTTTCCTTTAGGTTTAGTTGGAGTGTAACGAAACTCAACTTTCTTTGGTCTCCTATCCCAGTAAAGCGACAAGCCACCTGTAGGTGGAGCAAACGCACTATCTACCATCTCCAAAGCGACATCAAGAGTTTCTTTCTGCTCTTTGAAACTTCCCACTACTTCTACCTCATCTGCATAGCTCGTACCTGTTTCTACACGAACAGGCACATCATCAGCATAATATGCAGGTGTGCCAGCATAATTACCGGCATCATCTACTAGAAGAGAAATGCCCAAGTCATCTTCCATATTTGACAATGTTTCAGTAATAGACCGCAAAGATTCTATTGTCTCAGACGCAGGTGGAGTATAATCAGGATTCTTCATTAAGAACCGTTCGTAAGCTTCCGGGTCAATAATGTTTTCAACACCATCAATCTTCTCGTAAATCAAAACAGGCTCACCACTATTAGTGTCATACAAACGCAACTCGTCAAACAAATCGTCATCAGCCGCTTTAGGGAAAACTTTAGAAACATTCACATGAGTCTCTCTGATTACTCCTTCAGGAACATCACGACCTTCTCTTTTAGCCCGTATTGCCGCTCTCTCTATAGCGACATCAATATCTGATGTGACATACTCCCCTCGAACTCTTCCACCTTTAGCTCTTTGTCGTGCTGTATTAACTTTGATCGTTAACTTTTCGTAAGTTGAATCTCCAGTTCCATCTAAAATGACTGGGATGCTTTCATCTACTAGCGCTCTTGCCATTAGCTCTTGAGCCATGTCAGAAGATTCTTCGTGAACATAAGTAGAAGCCCAACTGTCACCATTTTCGATAATTTGTTTATATTCAGGTATGACTGCTTTAGCGTCATCAGGATTAACAACAATATGACCTTCAGGTTTTTCAATAATGTCTCTATCTAATAAATGACCTTTACCAGACGCAGGGCCTCCTCCCAAGATCACTACATCAGGTTCATCGGTAGGAACGCCTTGAGCCAGTTTCTCTTCATAAAAAGGTTCGTGAACTTGCGACTGTCGAAGCGGATCATACTGTTCATCAATCGTTAAATAAACACGGCTCTTACTGTCAATAATCGGCTCAATTCCCGGTTTGATACCAGCACCGGGATAATCAGGGTTCTTCAACAAGAAACGTTCATAAGCCGCTTCGTCATAAATTTCAAGAACACCATCAACTTTACGTAAAATCAGCTTCGGTGGATCAAACGCTGTATCCCAAAGCTTAATGTCATCAAACAAATTCTCATCAAGAATATCAGGGAATATCCTACTGATACTTGCATGTGTTTCACGAACAACCGACTCTGGGACTGAACGACCTGTGCGAATTGCTCGACTTCTTGCTCGTTTAACAGCTTCTTCCGTGTCAATAGTTATGTAATCAGCAATCACTCTAGTTCCGCCTTGCGCTGATGAAGCTTCTCTAGCTGATGCGACTTTAGAGCGAAGCTTCTCTATAGAAGAATCTCCTGTACCGTCAAGCTGAGTGTTTCTTCCACTATCAATCGACTCTTGGAACATTTCTTTCGACAAATACGAACTTTCCTCATGCACATACGCCGCCGCTCTCGATGACCTGTCATCAATCAAAGCTTTATATTCAGGTAAAGCATCTTTAATCTCGTCAGCGTCAACAACCACGATGTTGTCAGGGACATCTATCAGTCCTTGCCTAATCGCTGTGCCTTTACCGGATGCAGGGCCTCCTCCCATGAAATGCACTATCGGTTCTTCAACAGGTGTAGCTTTCGACAATCCTTCTTCGATTATGTTCTCATGCAGGGTTTCACGCATCTCCCACCAGTTGCCGTCAGCATCCGTGTAAGCATCCATTGATCCTTCAGGCCACTTACCACCAAAACGTGCAACAATGTCATCTTCAGTTTCTAAACGATACTTGATTTCTTCATCAGGGAAGAACCGCAAATCGGTTACATCATCCGGATAATCCAACACTGAAACCATCTCAGCCATTTCTTCAGCGATCTCATCTTTCAATTCTTGAGTAACACCAATAGCTCGCTGTCTCTCATAAAGAGGATGAATCCTGTTTTTCATAGCGATACCTTCAGGGGTATGAAACTGAATTTCCACTATTTGCCCAGTAGGTGTACGCATATTCACGTTAATTCCGTTGTACGGATTTTTCAGATTATCAACTCGCCAAAAATTCTTAGGAGCCTTCTTGTACGTGTAACCACGGGCTTCTAAATCTCGAAGCGCCGCCATCACATCATCCGTGTAATTTTCAGCATCAGCGATCATCGTAAACCTAAGCGCATCTCCAATGTCCTCAGCTACAGCTTCTACAGTAAGTGTCGGATCTTTAGCTACTTCTTCTGTGAAATCTGTTGTGATTTTACGAGCTAGAGAAGCTTCTGTTTTTGTTGCGTGTTGCAACCCATACATATCTGCGCCGATGTCGTCAGCGACACTTACCATCACTCCAGTAACTTCGTCTTGTACTGAAGCTACAGAACGAGCGAGCTTGCCTGCTTCAGCCCACGCTCGGTTAAGCAACTCTAATGGAACATCTTTTGGAGGAGTTAAAACACCTGTCTCTGTAGCAGTAGGAGGAACTACGGTGTCGTAAACCAGTGTCCAAGTGCATCGACAATTTGGATGAGCCGGAGGTAAATCGTGGGGTTCCTCTACCCAGTTCCCGCTAACTTTGTATTTCGCTGGGAAGGTTCCACTTTCAAACGCAACAACTTTCCCATGCAAAGGTTCGCAAGTAACGCAAACATCGAAAGTAGAAGTAACCCATTGTCTACCTGCCCTGTGAGGGTTAAACATTCCAGCTTCAGCGGCTTGTTTCGCCGCTTCGAGCTTTCCCCTGTTTGAAGCTTCCATCATCTCAGTACGTGAAATCATTCTTGCTCGATATTCACGCGCACGTTTACCGTGAGCTAAAGCTTCTTTCTCAGCCGCTTCAACAGCTTTATTAAACGGCAAGCCTTTAGCTAAAGCATCATCAAAAGCTTTATTAGCTGTATTGATTACAGCATTATGCTGTTTGAATGTAAGCCCTGCGACAGCCGGTGAGACTTCAGATTGAAACTTTGTGAGAACATTCCCAGAGTCAATACCCGCAGGAGCGTTTTCTAAAACGTTTCCCAGTAAAGTCATCATTCGTTGCCTGCCCCCACGCCCGGTAGCAGAAGCAATAACGTCTTGCAGGTTCTCTCTTGTTTCTTCAGCGATGTTAGTTATTAGTCTCGCTGATTCGTTATCAGCCCAGCGTTTACCGCGTGGTGTGCGTTTAGAGAAACTACTGGTGAACTCTGCCCCTGTAGGCATCACTACTGTTACGTCTTCAGGATCAATCTCTTTTCTGATTTGGTTTTTAGCAATGAAATTAACTGATGAGGGATCAGGTTTACGTTTAAGCTGATCAACAAGTTCATTCCAGAAGAAAGCCCCGGACTCATCGAGTTGTTCCATTAAAGCGTCAGATAGTTCTTTGCGAGCAGGTTCAAGATGCTCTAAAAAAGGTGTTAACGCTCCTACAGTTTCATCTTCTTCTAATAGTCTGGATATTTGCCGGGGTGTGAAAGTTAAAGCCTCAACAAAAATACGAGCTACTTTTTTCTCTAATGGAGTTAAAGGAGCGTCTACAGGCTCTAACCCCGGTTGTCCAGCTACCTGCTTGCGCGGGATTTTAACAACAGTTTTAGCGAAACCTGACCGGCGAGAACGCCCTATAGTCAGCGGCATTAGTCAACCGATTCAGCATCACTGCTTACTGGTAAACCGCCAACCTCTCTCAAGTAAGCTTCAAGCTGATCATCAGGAAATAGCGTGGCTCCTGAACCGGTGAGTTTGCTGACATACTCGCCGAGTTCTTTCAAGTCCACGTTTCTTACTGGTGCGTGAGTAAGACTGGGAGTCAAATTCGCATCAATGTTGTTGATCTTCAACAATCTAGGGAATGCGTGATTCTGAAATACTGCCGCTATTCCATCTAGGTAAGCGTTCAAGCTTTGGCTGAACAAAGCGACCTTAGAAACAGACAAGGCTTGAGTCCCTACTTTTTCGTGTCCTAAAAGAATGAAATCAGCGAGCATCGTCATCGCCATGCGCTGATCGTATCTACCTATGATCGCATCTGTGTCGAACTGACGATCACCACCAGTCGAGAGAAGCTTTAAATCGTAAGCAAGGTTATTTGTCTCAGGATCGTAAGCCAGCGGAAAGACCACGCCTTCCTGCTCGTCACGCCTAATGTTACGAATAATCTTTTTTATTTCACCTAAAGCCGCTGTCTCTTCGCTTGTAGCGTTATCTGAAAGTAGTTGAGGTGGCACGTATGCGATAGGTAGCCCTGCAAGGTCACGTTCAATACCGATAGCTTCGATCTCTTGTATTCGTTTTTTAAAATAGTAAGAAGTGTAAGCGTTTCTTAAAACCGATTTGCCTTCAGGGTTGTTCAAAGCACTAGATGTTCTAAACAGCAAAGCTTTCTCAATAGGAATAAGAACCTGTCCTTTACCGGACACAGGGTTCATCTGGTACATGCCTTGAACTCCGCCGTTCTCATCTAACTCCCAGCGTTCCAAAGTGTCCTGAGCGCGTGGTGCAAGCTTTCGCCAACCGATCATCCCATCGTCATACCGGGAACGATCCCCTGTCTCATTCCAGCCTTTACGGTATTTGTAGATAATCTCAAAATATGACCAGCCGTAAGTAAGGTAAGTCATTATCTGAGCGAGCATATCTTCCCATGTTTGACTCATGTCCGTTAGACAGCTACCACAGAACTCTGCGACATCAGCCGCTTTCTGGTCCTCAGGATCAGCAGGTTCAACCTGCCATTCAACTGAGCGCATCAACATAGTTATAGCTTGAAGCACCGCTCCAATAACAGGATCGTTGTCACGCATCTCCCGATATGTCTTGTAAGCGTTTCTTCCACGAAGCTGAGTTAGAAACTCTTCTCTTACTTGTCCGTCATAAACGTGTAAACCAGAAGAACCGATCTCCATAAAATCAGTGGAGGTCGCTTTTTTAATTTCGTTCTCAGCAAAAGTATCTATAAGGTCAGTCACAATACTAAAGACTATACCAAAAGAACCCTAACTGTAGGGACTGCGAAAGGAGATTAACTCAGCCCCTACAGTTAGGTAGACCCGCTGTGGTGGGTAAGGCGGGCGTGAACGCATCTTACACATTATTTTGCGAGTCAAATGTTACTCGTTTGGAAAACCCTCCTCGTCTTCCCAATTATATAGAGTAGCTCCGCTATCAGGTATGAACTTAACGTGTTTTAATGGAGGTTTTTTATCTATATAGCTTTCACGCCACCCTTGGTCAAGCTCATACTTGAGCATTTTTTTAGCGATTACTCCACCGAGTAACATTCCGATTCCGATGAGGATAAGTGGCGCTACCAGCCATTCCCACATCGGGTTAGTCATTTCCATTAGAGCAAACAAAACATTTCTCCTTTTCTATTGTGAAGCTTTGTGAGCTTCTAATTGAGTATCAAGAACAGAAGTCAACTCGTCTATAAAGTTTTCGTACTGTTCAAAAGTTAAATCTTCTGTGACAACGTTTATTATTTCGTTGTTCACAAGTTCAGCTAACTGCTCGTAGTCATCAGGATCAACCTCCTCGATGAACAATAAGTTGATTTTCATTTATTCTCCTTTTCTGTTTATTAACTAACCTTATTAGCCAACTTTATGAGCTAACCAACAAGGAATAAGAGTTCCTGCAATAATCATCAAACTATAAAAGATGAATGCAACAACTTCGTTGTAGTGAATGATTTCTACCATTCTTACAAAGCCGCTATCTCTTCGTCAGCCGCTTCAACTGCTATCCAAAGTTCATCAGGATGAGCTACATATCCAACTTGAGTATGACCTGCAAATTCTTTAAGGAAGGCATAATCTTCGTTGTTGTAATCTGTGTTATCTATCAAGTAAAGAACATGGCTACCAGTTTCAGAACATTGGATTAAACCATAAGTTCCTTGAGTACCCTTTTCTACTTTTTTCCAGTCAGTGAACTCGACTGGTAATTCGGAAGTTGCTTTCATTTCTTTCTCCTTTTCGTTTGCTTCCATACAGATAGTATAACTCTATATAGCGTGATATATGTGCTTTTGCTTCCGATTTCTTTTGATGTAATTACACGAATGTAACTAGATTAAAAAGGCTCTTCCGGTTTCTCGTACTTAGGCTTACTTTCTTGCTGTCTACCAGTAGAAGCCATGCGCTCAATCTTCTCAACAATCGCAAACTTTAAAGACACACCAACATCATCAGCGATAATCTCAACGTTTCGCCGAGTCTCACCTTCGGTGTTAGTCCAAGTGTTTTCTTTTAGCCGGCCCCGGATGATCACACCAGTTCCTTTATAGCAAGACTCAGCTACATGACTAGCGAGCTTATCCCAGCACACCACATTGTAAAACGATGGATCATCAACCCAGTCGTTTCCTTCTTTCTTACGGTCATTAACCGCTACACGAAACTTGGTTAAAGCTAACCCGGATTTAGTTTGTGTTACCTCCGGGTCCGCTACCAAGTTCCCTGACATTACTACTTCGGCGTTCGCCATTTGTTTCTTCTCCTTCTGTTAGTAGAGCTTCTGCTCTAGCTATCATTCTTCCAACCACACCCTCATGCTCGCCATCACCTATAGCGACAGCCGCTTGAGCGTTAAGGTTTATATTCGGTCTACGTTTATCTGTCCACCTGTCAGGCGACCTGTTAGTCAGAAAAAAGATGCCTGCTGAGACATTGCCTTCTACCGCTGTATTGAACAAAGCGTTCTCTACTAGCTCAATGGCTTCTGATTCAGCTTCATCTCGTTCTGCTTCCCAGTCTGGATGTTGATTTACATATCTTTGTACAGTTCTTATTCCTACACCTGTAGCTCTTGCAGCTTGCTTTCGGCCCATACCGTTACGCAGGTGTTCTAAATACTCTTTTCGTTTGTCTCCTCGGAAAGCTCTGCTTCCAAAATCGGGTTCTATAATGTTATTCATTGTTCTAATGCTACGTCATTTGCGTCAAATTAGGCTTGTTTTCTGTATTTTTTGCGTAATGGAATAGTTTGGCGTGTATCAATTCCATCAGGGAAAGTGTGCCACGATGTTCCCTTCTTTGGATCAAAGTGCTTCCTACCCCAGATTGTATCTCTGTCGCTAAGAATAGGTTCATTACTGGACATTGGCATCTTTCGGAATGAGACATTCTTTGAATAACTGAACAAGCATCACACACTTTTCACCTTCTCTATTGTCATGAAGTTTACACCAGTCGTAAGAACAGAAGCCCTTTTCTATTCCTTCTGCGAGCCACTTTTCAGCTTCAGTCATGGTTTTGAATCATGCAAACAAGCATCCCTACACAGAAACCTAGTAAAGCTACCATTATGGCTAAGAGAAACTCTGTTAAAATTTCCATTATATCTCATTCACTTCATCTAAAAAGTCAGCGATCATCTTTATTCCTTTTTCGCTGTGTTCTTCTATCATTCTATTTATCTCATCTGCATCATGGCCTTCAACTAGCTTTCCTAGCTCTGCCATAACTTGACTAGCACTATCTAAGAGATGGCAAAGAATACCAAGCTTCGTTATTATTTCTTGTTCTTTTGAATTATATAAACTCATATTTCCTCGATTATTTCGTTAAGTTTCGCAGAACAGATTTCTACTGGAAGCCGCACATAACCTTTTTCTTTCAGCTCCCAGTACTCCTCCTGATGAAAGACTGATACTTTCCACCAGTCGGGATGCCCCATACCTAATACTTGCATTGATAATAACGGTTATTACTCATCTTTCGACTCCCAACTATCAACGATATTGTCCCTGAGTCTTTGCGCTTCGTATTCAGTCTTACATAAATCTCTGCATCTGCCATCCTGATATACCGCCCAATGAAACATGCCAGTAGGGCCAAGAACTTTCTTAACCTCTACTTTTACCTTTAACGAGTTCATTAGGCGTTAACCAGATCAACATTTTCAGGAACTGGGACATACCCAATAACTGCAACTAGCTTCAAATAAGCTAAAAACTTTTTATAGACTGGTAACTTGGGGTGTCCCTGCATAACCCGGGGCGCTTCCCAACCAACCTGACCGTAAATGCCTTTAGCTTTATGATTCACATGGTCTAACAAATCATACCGTTTGACTGTGACAGCTAACGGATTCCTAGCTACTTGATCCATGTACTCATCATCGGGTTGTCCCGGTAGGTGAGTTATGGCCTCAACAGCTTTAACAACTCTTGGTTTAAAACCATAAGCTTTCAAATCTGCTGACGTTATCGGAGTATCTTCGATAATGTCATGCAACCATGCAACTGTAGCTTCATCAGAAGAGTTAGTCATTCTAGCTACTCTCTTCAAGTGAAGAATGTAAGGCTCACCAGTCAAATCTGTTTGACCTGAATGAGCTTCAGCCGCTAATTTCGCCGCTCTCACGCTTTGCGGTATCAGCTTATTTAGTTTCACTTTTCCTCCTTTCTTCTCCTATTTAATCTTTAGCTTTAATAATCAGTTGGTCTCCGTCTATTACAGTTCGTACTTTTCGGCCCATTCTGCTCGCAGCACGATAAACGGTAACTCTCATTGACTGGGGGTCTGGATCAAAGTGTGTTCCTCGAACTAACACTCTGGTATTCCCATCAAGCCAAACGTTCCAAGGATAATCCTTTTTAGGAAAATCCGCTAAAATCTGTGTTGCTGTATTTGTCATATTATGCCTCTCTCCTTCCTATTAAGTATAGCCTCTTGTTACGCTATTGGTGCTTCTTGTGTCGCTAAAGAGCGTAAATCTAATAAGAGGTTTTGTATTTCCTGAGAGCTAAACAACTCCCGGTTTGCAGTAACTTCAAGAAACGTTTCAATTTCCACAATCAAATTTTCTACATCACTCATTTCAGTGTTCTTTCTTATCAGCTAATGGTAAATAACCATACTTTGATATGTCATCAACTGGTGATACACACTTAAAACCATGACAAGCCATGTGGCTGTCTAAAACGATTTTAATATCATTGATTACTGAGTGCCATTCTTCTTGACTTAAAGGCTCAATACCTTCAGAGGCCCCGGCAAGACTACGAGCATAAGATACTGTTTGCAATGCTATGTCAAAAAGTAGTTCTTCTCGCATCTCTTCGTCAGTAACACACTGACCTTCCATTATTTTCTCCTTTCTTAATTTGCTTTAAACTCCTTCAAACACATCAATAAGTTCTTCTAATTGAAACTCATCTAAACCAACATCTGGTATGTGATAGGTAGCACCACCATCACCATTATTCCAAATAACACCTTCGTCAGTTTTAGCTTCATAGCCAACTCCTCTAGATGTTTCAAAATACTTTATACTTGTAACTTTCATTATTTTTCTCCTTTCTTATTAGTCCATATTGTTAGTAGTCCAAATCTCTACTTCTTCACCTTGTTCAGCTAGTAACGCTGTCGCAGTCTTCGCATAAGCTCTTGCGTAAGCGCCTTTCCTTTCCCAACTCTGATTAAAGTGAAACACATGAAGAGCCGCACCACCATAGTAACGGTCTGTCCGCCCCTCATTGTTAGCTAACCACTTACCAAAGCCCTTGTTAGCGCCCTTCACCTGAACGGTAGCGAAACCGCACAACTCGAATGGTTCGTAAACCTTCCCAGTCGCTTCATCAACAGCGTGATACTTTTCAGCATCAACATTGCGACCAGCTTCAAGACCAGCTACGTGAGCTTTGACATGAACTGCTTCATAATCAATCATTGATTTCTCCCTTCATTGTAAGCATCCCATAATGCTTGATTTGCGGCTTGAACTTCATCTTGCCGATCTTTCCAATAAGCATCACGTTCTGCTTTTTCTTTATTGAAACGAACTAGAGCTTCAGCGGCTCTTGCTTTATCAGCCTCAGTCTCAGGATGGCTTTCCCGATAAACTGCCACTCCATCTTTCATATCATTTCCGTACCAACTCATTTAATTTCTCTCCTTTGCGGTTGATCTCATATATTTATTATAACCTCATATAGCGTGATAATGCGTGATTGGGCGAAAGAAATTTATGCTAAAAATCCCTATAAAATCAAGGGTTTTGAAAATTTTTTTTAGGTTTGAGCGCGAACATTCGCAGATAACGTTCGCAAAGCATCCAACTGAGAACGCAAACTAATCAGCTTCTCTTTAACAGCTTTCTCTTTAGCTCCAAGAATCTTAGACACAGCAAGCTCATCAATCGTTTCAGTCATCACTTTTGCTTCCCGGACAGCCACCGTTTCCTTGGGAAAATCAGAAGCCCTCTTAGCCAAAGCAATCGAATAAGAACGCTTGTAAGCCACATCAGCGCGAGCCGTTTCCTCAATACAAGTAGCGAACACATCCGTTGTTTTTTCCAGTTCGTCAACAAGCTCTAAAATTTGTTCCTCGATCTGCCCCTGAACAATCATTTCTTCACCGCTTCAATCGGAGTTAAAACCTTGTCAGCCGCATAAGTCCATGCACAACTTTCGCAAAGCTCAAACGATTTTTTCTTATGCTCAACTACCCAAGCAGCGCGTCTACCGCAATGACATTTAAGAGTCATAATTTGATTTTAACAAACCTAAATGCTTTGCGTTCTCAGGATGTGTATGAATCCAATCGTGACACGCCCGACAAACAGCCATAGTGTTCTCAGTATCTAAGATAGAACCACCTCTAGCTCTAGTTAAAGGCTCATGAATATCAACAGAACGCCCCTGACAAACAGTTTTACCTTCAACTGAACGCTTCATACTTTCAGTTAATTGTGAAACCAGAAATCTAGTAATATGAGGCCCTGCTTCACACCACTGTCTATACTCCAACTCGTTTCTCACAAGTTCCCGGCGTTGAGCCTGAATACGTTGACGCTTCTTACTAACAGGTCTTAATGGTGTTTTTCTTTTAAGAGGTGTTTTTCTTTTTAACGGTGTGCGCTTCATTTCTCTTTCTCGATAAAAGTATTGCTTAATGAAACTGGGTAATTACTTAATGGCATAAAGCCACCTTTTAAAAACTCACCACTTTCATCAAATTGATTAACTTCAATCATTCCTTTAGTAACAATCACTTCATAAAAGAAACCAGTGTTTTCTTCCGGGATACCGTCATACTCCATAGTCGAATAAGTAATGACACGTTCAATGTTTTCTAAAAGACTCTGATGAGCCACTACTGGGTTACCCTCTTCGTCTTTACTCCAAACCTCAACATCTACTTGTGCTAACACTAAGCCCCATTCCTACAAATACGTTTTTGTTTTATCGAATGAGAACTTTCAACATCTCCACAATGACAAACAACAGCTTCTTTAACTTTAATTGGTTTCTTATTCAACCATTGAGTAGAAAAATTGAAATCGTCAAGATTTTCACCTGAGTAAATCATTCACCATTCCAAACATTATCTAATCCTTTAAGTTTGCCACCTTCTCTTAAAAACTCTACAGCAGTGGATAATCTAAAATGATACTTCTTAGGAGTGTTAGGTGGGTATCTTTCCTCTAAAAGCTTAATCGTGTCTTCAAAAGGAAAATCATCCCACTCAGCTTGAAACCATCTTTCAACCCAACTAAAAGAAGGTTCTTCATACACTGGCGCAAGAATTACAGGGACTACATCAGGGTCAGTAATGTTAATACTTGTACCGCCATCAAAAGTAATTTCTTCAACAATAATAGTTGTGGTTGGTGGTGGTGTGGTTGTAGTGACGGTAGGCACATTAGACACCCATTCTCCATTATCGTCTACTTCAAACATTGGAATCGAATAACCAAGATTAGCCATGCAAAGAGACTCCCAGACCGTAAATGCTGGTGACAGCGGATTTGCTTGCATCCAGTAAGGATCATTAAATCGTCTTACTGTTTTATTAGCATCCAACTGCCATTCAGCTACAAGCCCTGAATTAAGCACAAGTTGTTCAAGCTCAGGATGATGCCCGCTTGCCCAGTTTCCTAAAGAAAGTATTTGTCCTTCTTCCAGATTTCTAGCCCAAACAAAACGAGGATCGTCATTACCTTTACCGCCATCTCTAGCTTCTACATAACGTGAGATCATGCCCGGTGGAATAGTTCCGTCTTGTTCCATTATTGAGATACGAGCAACCATTTCTTCGTAGCTCATGTGAACATGCCCAGTAGTTGTGTCACAGGGTGTGTATATTCTGTCGTGATGAGCTTTAGCTGTATGTGGTTCACAAGCAAGCCACATAATCCCACAGATTAAAAGCCCTATAATCACCATTGACCATAGCTGAATGTAATACTTCATATAATTGCCTTGAAACTTTCACACTTTACGCATCGAAGCCAAAACTCATAACGTAAAGATTCTTTGCTTTTATGTTTTTTACTTTTTAATTCTTTTAAAATCTCTGTTTCTTTTGTTACTGCAATAGCATCTTCCCAGTCGTGATTGCATTTTCTAACCGGGAACCGCCAACCAGTAGGAATACACCAACGACATAAAGGTGACTGGTTTATACATCCAGTAGCACATTTCATTTGATGATGTGTCATACCAACAACTCCAAAGCATGATAAGCCTGCTGGGGAACTACGCCATTACCTAAGGCGTGCAACTCTTGAGATGTGCTTAACCCCTGATTGCATACATGATTTTCAGGTAAACCCATCATCCATTCCAAAAAAGAACTATTTATCAATCTGTCATTGACGTTTGTGCAGGGTTCTGGAGCCGACCTTCCCAAAACGCCTTCCCATCGTTTAATAGCAGGCCCATATCGCCCCCATTCAAAATCGCTATGTAGACTATCTGGTCTGCTAAATCGTACCGGTACTCTTTTTTCGCCTTGTGTACTCTCTCCTCGAATCTTTTCGGTCTGCCCCGGATGTTCTCTGACGCTTGTGGTGTCGTTAGCAACGCAAAACCATCTTTGTCGCTGATGTGGTGCTCCGACATCGGAAGCCCGTACAATGCCCCATCTTGCGTCATACCCCAAGCTGGCAATAGCTCCAAGGACTGATGGTCCTCCGAGATTAAGGATTCCTGCGACATTTTCCAACACGACGATTCTTGGTCGAAGAACGCTAATGCCGTCAGCGATCCACTGGAAAATTGCTCTTTCATCTTCTTCTCCTTTTCTTTCTCCTGCAAAACTAAAAGGTTGGCAAGGAAAACCAGCCGACATGATATCGACAGGCTCTACCTTATCCCAGTCTATTTTTGTTAAATCACCTAAATTTGTTTCATAACCATATTTAGCTAAAAGCTTATTACACGCTGAGTCTATTTCAGAATACCAGACAGTTGAAGCTCCAAAAAATTCCTCTACAGCCATGTCAAGCCCTCCATAGCCTGTACAAAAAGAGCCGTGAGTTAGTGATTCATTCATTAGTCGCATCTCCAGTCATACAACATCTCTAAAGCCAAAAGCGCCTGCTGAGGAACCACACCGTTGCCAAGCATCCTTAATTCTTTTGCTCTTGATAAACCTCGATTACACACATGATTTTCAGGTAAACCCATCATCCATTCTGTAAACGCTGGATTAACTCCTCTCTCAGCTACTGGGTATGGAGCCAATCTCCCAATAATGTGTTCCCATCTTCTAATGGCTCCTTCGTATTTTCCCCACACGAAGTCTGGTTGTTCGCTATTTTCCGTAGCACTGCCGAAGTTGATTGAAAGTTTCCTCGAAGTTGTGTTGGAGCTAAACCGCTGTCGTTCGAGCCGAGTGCTAGCGGTGTTGGTAGCAAATGTAGTACCACTGGAAGTGTCCGTGTCCCCCTGTTCTCCTGTGATGGAGCTAATCCTGTGTCTTTGTGGTCGTGTGCCATCGGTGTAGGCAATAAAGTTTTTCGCCTCTGCAATGCAGAACCATCTTCTTCGTTGGTGTGGCGCTCCGGCTTCGGAAGCGGAAACAACGCTCCATCTACAGTCATACCCGATGCGGGTAAGTAATCCAACAACGCTGGTTCCTCCAAGAGTAAGGAGGCCTCCGACATTCTCCAACACGACAATTCTTGGTCGTAAAATGCTAATACCGTCCGCGATCCATTCAAAGATTGCTCTTTCATCATTAAAACCCTTCCTTGAGCCTGCGATACTAAACGGCTGGCAAGGGAAACCAGCAGACATAATATCTACTTGTTCTACCTCGTTCCAGTCTATTTTTGTTAAATCACCTAAATTATTTCTATATCCATGTTGCTCTAACAACGTATTACAAGATGCTTCTATTTCAGAATACCAAACAGTTTCAGCATCAAAAAACTCTTCAATAGCCATATCTAAACCGCCGTAGCCTGTGCAAAAAGAGCCATGTTTATATGGTTTATCCACAGGTGGTACACAACCCCATGCAGGACTCATTGCTTCTCCCAACATGAACGACTGGGATACCAATGACTACTACCGCCCGGCAAATTAAAATAAATCCAAGCCGCCATACCTACGTTCGCAATCGGATCAAGAATATGAAAACCATCAAAATATTCGCTTTTTTTGGTTCGTTCTAACCAAAATTTTGGTAAGTGTTGAAACCAGCCTGAAGCTCCACTAGATTTATTAACCGCTGTTGAATACTTATCTGTAGGTTTAGCACTCGACTCGCAAAAAGCTATCCTTAGAAACAGTTGACGATCAGACCATTTAGGGAAAAACCAGTTAACCAGTTCTTCCAGAGTTGGTAATTGCTCTATATAAAGCTCAGGATCAATTTCACAGGGCTTATTTATAGGACATTCTTCCAGTTTCCCCTGTGCTTTTAACCATCTACCGTAGCCGTTTAAATCTATTGGCTCCTGAGGGCGTTCTATAGCTGTTCTGAAAGCCTGCTGGTGATAAAGAGGGATAGGAGTGCGTTCTACTGAAGAAGAGTCTGTGATCGCTGTGTGGGTCACTACAGGCTCATTTATGTGAGCGACTCCCGGCGTTTCGGCAATTTGTCCAGTACAAGTATTAAACATTGCCATAAAAGCTGTTAAGGCTGAAAATAATTTTGCTGTCATTTTACTGTGTTAAAGACTGGTGAATAGTTCCATCTAACCACCTTTGATACAACTCTGGGCGACATCCAGAACATGGTCTTACTGCCTGATGCTCATGTTGGGTTATTTCCTCAGTGTCAGGATCAACTTTGTTTTCCAAGTAATTTGCATCTACCCACCCTGACCAGCAATCTGTTCTAGTGCATTTACCTAAATCTTTTCTTTTTGCAGCACTTATTAAATTACGATGAGTAGCTCGAAACTTAGCTATCGATGGCATGAACTCTTCATCCTGCACAAACCGGCTAGCAGTTGCTTTAGCTTCATCAACTTTAAAATCTTGTAAGGCCTCAGACCACATTCTGATACCATCATCGTCTAAACCATTTCTAGGAAAAGCCCCAAGTAACATCCCAAGGACTTCTTTAATTTCTCCTTTATTCATTTCTCTCCTTTACTCATCTAATACAGATAACAACCGACTGGTGCGTGAACTCCCTTTTTCTCTTTGTTTCTGTTTAATCAAACGTGGAAAATGTTTCCTCAACTTCTGAGGAGACAATATGTTTGTACACCAAAAATCATCTGCCGCTGACCATTGAATCATTTCATGGACAACATCAACTGGTTGTTGGTCTATTCTTAACAGTCTATCCATTTCTATTATCCATCTTTTTGTAATCTTAGGTTCAATAGTTCCATCTGCTGAAATCGCAGAAGCAAGAACTTTACAAAGAATATATGCGTCTTCTTTTTCTGAGAGTAAATCTGATTCTATTGGCTCACGTTCTTGGCTCTCGTTATGCGAGACGGTGGTGTCCCTACCTTGAGACACCGGTGTCCCCACCCTAGAGACAGCAGTATCACTACCTAGGGACAACTGTGTCCCTACCCCTTGCGGGTTTATTCGTTTTAAATGATAAATGTTGGAACGATGAAATTTGTTCCCGGAAGGACTATCAGCTAAACGATGCTCAACAGTTAAAGCCCCGATTGCAACTAACTCAGCGATACGGCGATCAACACTCTTTGTTGTAGTTTGCATTCGTGTTGCCAGAGTTCCACGCGAAGGAAAACATTTATCCTCAGCATCACTGTAACGACCTAAGATTCCATATAATCGAACAGCACCATCACTTATCTTTGCATCTAAAACCCATTCCGGGATTATTGTAAAATAACCAGTATCACTCCAAAGTCTTTCTTCAGTCACCAATTTCCTCCACGCTTATATCAGCCATATACGCACCTGCCCAGTCATAAAAATCAGACATGCGATTAGCTTTCAATTCTATAGGGCGACAACTGAACTTGTCTATGAATTGTTGTTTAGCGTGTTTACGTTTTTCTGTATCCTCAATACTTGAAAACCACTTATTGATTTGTTTCAATTCTTCTTCACTAATACTGGGATCGTCTAATTCGTAAGTCTCAGAATCAGGATCAAGCTCGTCAGTAGGAATCATCAAGGATTGAAGCAGTGCAACTTTAAGAGCCATACTCATAGCTTTGCTAGTTGCTTTATCTCCATAGTCAATACTTTCCGAAACAACAGTAGCGGTCAGGCAATCGCCAGTAGGGCCAACAAATGAGTAACCAACAGTTAACTCTACTCTTTGAGCAGTTCCTCCACCTTTTGTTGCTACACGCTCACTGGTTTTATTTAAAACTTTTGGTAAAACAATAACTCCATGAGCTATTAAAGCCCTATGGGCAGCGTTCATCGTGTCATCGATAGTTCGATGATAAAAATTTTGGGATTTGTTGTAACCGGTTTTTTCTACTACTCCAATATCAGCCATCACTCGATGCAAAAGCACCTCGATTGAAAGTGGATACTCTTCGTTTTCTTTTGTTGTCATTTTGTCTCCTTTTCTTTGTTAGAACGAGTCTGTTCTGCTATAAGAGTTTCTATTCCTAATAACGTTATCTCATGCACTATAGCAGTATTACCGCTTGTTGTTACACGTTCTAACCATTCACCGTCTTTAGATACGCGCGTTCTCTTGACTAATCCTAATTCTCGTAGCTCTCCCAGACGAGTTGCAATTTGATTTGGTGAAATTCTGTCGCCAGATTCCTTACGAACATAGTATTCTGAAAGCTCCCAGCCGGTTTTTCCACCAAAGTTATGTAAAGCTTCAAGAACGTTATAGCGTTGACTACCAGAGCGTACACGGGCAGATGCTTTTTTAGAAGTCTCTGGGTGATACTTACCAACTTTTCCACCTATAATCTCAGGGCTTATGGCGCTGATTTCATCTTCAGCTGCCCAAAATGAGGGTTGTAACATTATTGTTCTCCTTTATCGTTAACACCGAAATAATCTATTTCTGCTTCTTCAGCTTCAGCTATAGATACACATTGCATACACAGATAGGCGTTTCTACCTTTTGTAGCTCGCTTCTTGTCAGTCGACCTCCACCCAAGAATAATGTCTCTAACGATAGGAGGAATATGAGACCAGATGTCCTGCATAGGTGTCAAACTGTTTAACCACAGATTTAATTCTGTAATAGTTACAGTAATACCTTCTGTCTTGTTGCACTCATTACAATGCGCCTCAAGAACCACATACGGATAACTCATCCGTTCAAGAACTGGATACGAGGAACTGGTGGCAAGGATTCGCAATACTCATCAGGATCAATGCCCATTTCTTTTAATGCTTTGATTCTCGCATTTGCCCCGGCTAAACGATAAACATGATTAAGTTGAGTAATAGCCGTATTGATAATTACTAATTGAACTTCATTCAAACCAGCCTCTTCAGCTTCTTTAACTATTCTCTTACGAACTTCAGAAAGTAATGATTCATTGTCCCAAGACTTTCTAGTCGCTCCCCATTTCAAAACCGGGGCTGAAGGTATCTCCATGATCGGAGTATTGTTTTCCATCAAATCAGCAAGACTAGAATTTATTGTTGTAACTAACGGCCCAATTTCTCTTTTAATTTCTTCAAGAGCTTCTACCCAGAGGCACAGTTTCTCAATCGACATCTCTTTAGCTGTCTCATCGTTTATAGCACTAGCGACCTTCATTGCCTCCGACTGGTAATGCGGAGTTGAAGCTATACCTGTTGAAATCAAATTATTAAGATATTCAATTTCAACTACTAGCCGATGAATAGATTCATTAACATCTGCTTCACCTGAATATGTAAATTGCTTTTCTTTTTCAATTTCTTCTTTTAATCGGTCTTTAAGTATCTGAGTTTTACTCACAATATCTCCTTTATTTAAATCTCATATTATTTAAGGGTAGTGATAGGGGTTAAGGTCATTAACTTCCGAAGAAGGGAACCATCCCCCTACCACTTAAATGATTGAGAATAGAACTACATTAAGAGTTTTAACTTGTTCTGTTCCCAATCAAAACTTGAGAATGTTTTTTATGTTGTATTTAATATAGCAGGCTAAAGCGCTATTGCACCGTTTATACGTTTATTAAAATCGTAGACAAATTTTGGTGCATCCCACGCTTGAGTATCTGCCTCCCAGTCTAAATCAGCTTCACTAAACTTCTCAGCTAATTGTGAAGCTAAGTCTGGTGAAACATATTTGACTAAAGATAAGTATTCAGTCCTAAACAATTTACTATGGCCCTGTGACACAGAATGTCTGAACGTTGCCATTATGTGAGCTAATTCATGGCAAATAATCAGAACATTATAATGTTGCTCATTCAATCTAACTGACAAACCACGGGCTTCATACCCGGCAGCACTGGTAGCATTGCATCTTTGTCTATAAAGAAGAATTGGTTCAATCATCGCCATTTCTCCACCACGCTCAAACCAGTAGTGAGATGTCGTAAGAGCTTCAGTGAAATCTTTACATTCATCAAAAGTTGAAAACTGGTAATGCTCAGGAACTTCAACTTTGTTTTCTGCATCATAAACATCAGGCGCGTCAATATCTTCGTTGTATTTTACATTCATGCTGTCAGCGCTCCTTGTTTACTTTCAACAGATTTACCACCAAGGCTTGCTTTTTGACCAGCCTTGTCTCCAAAAGTTGAACCTGAACCTCCTCTTGAACCAGCGCTTGAACCTCGACCTTGGACAGTACGAGGATATTCACTTCTAAAAGCTTCAGTTACTAGCTTCGATTTGTCTATCAAAGCAAGCTCAACTGATTCAGAAGTAGTTTCTGTTTGCTCTTGAATTACTTCTTCTTTAGCTTCCTTAACAGCCTCAGCTAACCTTGATGCAACCCTGCCTGAGAAACCAAGCATGAACGCATTCTTCCACGCGACCTTATGCGCAGGATAATAACACTCAGCTTCCATCTGAGCTACAACATCAGGTTTATGAAGTGCTTCGCCTGCTTGCATAAACAAAGATGTTACAAGCATGTTCAAGTAATCGAGATCAGATTGATAACCAAACACCTCAATGGCTACTTGCTTTTTACCATCTCTATATTGAGGATGTAACTGGATTATGTCAGTCAATCCGTGAGCGCGAGCTACACCAGTAACTAGACGCATACGAGGCCCTTGGTAATTGTTGGAATCAAACCAAAATTGTGCCTTGTTAATAGAATCGCTAATTGGTTTACCTGCTTGAGCAAGCAACGCTTCTTCAATGTCATACTTCGTCATTAGACGTTCAGCATGAGCTAAGAAAGCTTGAGCTTCTTCTTCAAACTCTGTGCTTTCAGCTTGATTAAGTAGTTTTTGTATAGTGCTTAATACTTTTTCTTTATCACTCACTTATTCTCCTTTAGTTGTTGCTATTAGTTCCAAAACACCATCAATCTTCTTTTGCATTTCTGTTTTTTTGTCGTGTTCACAAGTCTCACACTCAACACCTTCTTCTTCTATCCATCCCGGATAGAAGACAGAGATTTTCTTCCAAACACTGATAGGTGTTTCAATCTCTGTTGCCTCAGGATTATGTCCCAAAGCACTCATTGCATAAAGGCCAATACATCTTGTTTTGGCACAAGCTACTCGACCTCCTAAATCAATCCACAGTTCATCAGATTGAGCTTCATCTATTTTTACAGAAAGTTCTTCTGTTGCTTTTTTCATTTCAGGTGTCATTTCTTTCTCCTTTTCTTTTAGAACCTTGAAAACGCACAAGGGTTTTTAGCCCTTAAATCATCTACTAACTCATTAGGTATCCATGCTTCAACAGTTTCTTCATTGAAAGTCAAAACAGGAAAACTAACAGAAGTTACATGACCTTCTTCGTTAGTGTTAAAAACACAAACTTCTGGATGCTCTAACTTTACGTGATGAGCACCAGCCAAAGGTTTTGTTCTGTCATTGTCTTCAGCAAATGGGCCTCCGTCAACATAAATCCATTCTTCACAGACTGGACATTGTTGTGACGTCCAAGGACCACATATTGCTGATGTTTTTAATGATTCCATTTCTCTCCTTTCGTTATCATCAACCACATGATTAACTATAGCACGATATAGCATGAATAATTATATTTTGCTAAAAATACTTTTTCCGAAATCCCAAGATAATTCCCCTAATATAAAATAAGACTGATACTTTTTATATATGTCTCTAGATTTACTTTTTGACCTACCACCACAGGAACGCTTAAAAATCCTTAATGCTGAAGGCAAACTTGCATGGGAAGCACTCGAAGCTGAACGTGGAACAAAATGGGCCGTATTCGAGGATTACCCTGAAGGGTTTGTAGAAATAGCTTTAGGGGAATTTCTCTGGTCAAAGCAAAGAGAAATACTTCGCTCTCTAGTAGATAATAAAAGAACAGCAGTCCCAGCGTGTCACGCTCCCGGTAAATCCCATATAGCGGCAAGAGCCGCTGCATGGTGGGGAGCGGTTCATCCACCGGGATCTGCTCTAGTGATAACTACAGCGCCAACTTTTAGACAAGTGCGTACAATTCTTTGGCCTCACATTCGCAAAGTTCACGCTGCAGGTTCTCTTCTAGGAGAAATGACAACAACCGAATGGAAACAAGGTCGTGATTTAATAGCTTTTGGTTTCTCTCCTTCTGACCATGATGAAGCAAGTGTGCAGGGAATCCACGTTCCTCATCTTTTAATTATTGTTGACGAAGCCGGAGGTATTAGTCCAACACTGGGAAAAGGATTTGAGTCTCTAATGACAGGTGGACACACACGTTTACTAGCTATTGGAAATCCTCCCAGTGATGATTCCGATACATGGTTTGAACGAGCAGTCGAAGCCGGAAACTATAACGTTGTAAAAATTCCAGCTTCAGTCACGCCTAACTTTACTGGTGAAGAATGCCCACCTGAAATAGCTCAACAGTTAATCAATCAAGAATGGGTTGATGATGTAATCAGAGAATTTGGTGAAGACTCTGCTTATGTCAAAGCCAGAGTTCACGCCGAATTTCCAAGAGACACAGGTAACCGAGTTATTCCTATTGACTGGGTTGAACGAAGTATGGAAAATGAGGCCCCATCTTATAGTGACGAAATTAGATTAGGTGTTGATGTCGCCGCAGGAGGTGGTGATGAAGTTGCAATCGCTAGAGCCGAAGGTTTCTCAGTACGTTTGGTTTATACACAAGGTGGTATAGCAAATATCAATGCTGTAGATGTCGCAGGTCAAATACTCAGACAAATCGAAGAAGCAGAAAAATTTGCTGATCGCGGGCCTTGGCGCAAACCCATAAGAGTAAAAATTGATTCAGTCGGAGTTGGATGGGGTGTAGCTTCTATCTTGGAAACATGGAAAACAGAACGCCGACATAGTGCTGAGATCATTCGAGTTAATGTTGCTGAACGCTCTGGGTCGCCTCAGCAATTTGCTAATCAGCGAGCAGAAATGTGGTGGAACACTCGAAGACTTTTACAACCAGATTCCAATGGCCTACAGGAAGTAAGACTAGAGATTGATAGGAAAACTGCCGCTCAACTTTCTGTGCCTCGTTATGGCTCAGATTCTTCTGGTCGAATTACGATTGAGAAAAAAGAAGCTATGCGTAAACGTGGAGTGCCGTCCCCGGATAGGGCTGAAGCTATTCTTCTAGCTTTATACGAGACACCACGTGGAAAAGTCCCGATCATTGGAGCTACTGGTTTAACTCAATCTAATCCTTGGGACATTCGTTAAGGTTTTTCTTGTCAGATAAACCTGTAGACTTATAGCAATATGAAACATAAACAAATTTGTTATAGCGAAGATGGTCAATTTGATTGCTGTTGCGAGCTTCGTGTTCTAAATGAGCTTAAACAAACTGAGATTGAAAATAAAATTAGCGAGCATCAACTTGAAGGAATGATTAAGATTCTCAAAAATTCTCATTCTCTGGCCTGATTTTCTAAAAAAATCTAAACTTTTTCTAAAACTCTCTAAAAACCTTGATTTCATAGGGTTTTTTAGAGGGTTTTTCTATATATATCTACGCTATAACTAGCTATATTACGCTATCTCGATATATACTTATTATATGAGAGAGAAGAGGGTCCGGAAGGAAGCGGTTGTGGTTGGTGCTTTTGAGGCCGAAAAAATCAGACGGCAGAAGGAATACAATCGGAGAGTTTACAAAGGCGTTGCGTTTTTTTGGTGTGTGGCGGCAACGGCTGGTGCTGTGTTTGTTTTGGTTTGGGCTTGGAAGAAAGCGGTTGTTGCGGCTGAAAACTTTGTGGTTTGGAGAGTGGAAAGAAAAAGATTTGCCCAAGTAGCAGAAGCGAGAGAAGCGTTTTGGGCAGAAGTTTGATGGTCGAAAGAAAAAAGAAAGGAGGTGAAAAATGAAATTGATAACTAAAGCACAAGAGGAAAAACTGTTAACTAACAAAACAGACAAACCAGTTGTAAAACTGTTTGACGCTTTTGGTCAAGCGTATTGGTTGCTTACTGAAATAGATGAAAACGGTGTTGCTTTTGGTTTGTGTGACCTTGGTTTAGGTTTTCCTGAATTGGGATATGTCGATGTGAATGAGTTGAAAGAACTCACACTTGCGAACGTTCCAAGGGTTGAAAGAGATGCTTATTTTACAGCAACAAAAACTCTTACCGAATACTTAGCAGAAGCTAAAGAAGGGGTAAGGCCTTAATAATTAAAGAAAAAAGAAAGGAGACAAAAATGGCAACAACTTGTATGCACTGTTGTGAAGAAATCACATATCAAGGTCAAGTAGCAGAAGCACAAAGTGATGAAATTTGGACTACTGCAAAAGATGGACTTGGTATTTGCGAAGGTGAAGTTTTCAAACACATTGTTGAAGATGGCGAGCAAGTAGAAGTTCAAGGTTTGCACACGCCTTACGCTAACCAAGTGAGCTATTACGTTTTAACTCATTAACAGAAAAGGAGAAGAGAAATGAGATTTAAAAATGAAAACGCTGTTCTAACAGAAGTTTCAACAGCACAAGATATTGAAGTATGGGTTATTGATAAAAGAGACGGAACACGTTTAACAAACTGTTGTGGAGCGTATTCCACATACATGGACACAGATGAGCTTTGTTGCAAAGCTTGTTACAACCCAGTCGAATATGGCGAAGGTGACGGTGTTGACAACATCAACGAACATCAGATTGACAAAAAATTAGTACTAGGGAAGGAGGTGTAAATATAATGGGAAACAGAGCAGTTATCGCTTTTGAAAGTGAATCACTTCAACAAACTTTGAACGAAGTTGGCCTTTACCTTCATTGGAATGGGGGGCTGGAATCTGTTGAAGGTTTCTGTAAAGCGGCAGACGAGCTAGAAATCAGCGAAAAAGCAAGATTCATTCAAATGGTCGCTAATTGGTTCGGTGGTCAGTTAAGCGTTTACGTTGATCAGGTTAGAAAACTTGATCACGACAACGGTGACAACGGAACTTACGTGCTTTCAAAAGCTTCCGGGAATTGGAAAGTTGCTAAAAGATACTTTTATACCCCTGAGATGACATTAAAAGATGCCTCATCAATCAATGGGGCTACCCCTGCTGAATGGGCAGAAGAGTTAAGCAAAGAAGTTGTTGAAGCTAACAAAGCGATATTCAACAAATAGTAAATAATCTATTCACTGGGATTGTCGCCCCGGCCGCGATGCCACGCTCCGTGGGCTGCAATCCATTCTCCATGCCGATCCAATTTGTTGTCCATTTGCTCAGTTCTACGATCAATAGAGTCTAAAACTCGTTTATTGGATTCATGGGCATCATCATTGTTGCGCCGTACCTTATATGCCATTACTGTGAACGAACCACCAACAGCCGCAGTAGCTATAGCTCCAATCGCAGTAACAACTTCTGCGCTCAACGTTTTCCACCCTCGTATGGTGTTGCATGACCTAAGCTGACCATCTCATCATTAAGACAATCACCTTCACTACTAAGGATTCTGCCCAGTATACGACCAAACTTTCCTCTGTCATCTAAAGAAGTTTGAATAATCACACTATTTTCTTGTGCGCTTATCCAATCTTCAACATATCTTTTAGAAGCCAAACCAGCTTCTTTCTCTACAGCATCTCTTGTTCTAGACTCAGGAGCGTTTATTCCATGAAACCGGATACGCCCTTTCATTTGAATATCGAAACCCAAATCTAAAGTAACATCAATGGTATCTCCATCAATAATGCGATCTACATTTGCCCTGTAATGGAACAACTTTTGTTTACTCACAGGTTTACCTCCTATCCGCCGATCTAAATAAACCGGAGGTTCAGTGCTTACTACATTAGCTAACGAACGCTTCGCACGATGTCGTTCATACTGGAATTTCTTAAAATTTTGGATTAGTTGAATGGAATACCTCGATTTTAGGCGATAAAAGACTAAGCTAAACCCTATGTCCAATCAACATATTAGCTTAGAAGAGTTTGCTAAAGATAAAACAAGCACCATTGGTGCATGGGTAGATGACTTACCTGACAACATTTTTAACGAAATCTGGGATGTTTTTCAAACTCCAGCAGGTCAACGAAGATACGGCAAAGTTGTTATCTGCGAGTGGTTGCATTCATTAGGATACGAAGGTGCTACCCAAGGAAAACTACATGCGGTAACTACGCGTGAACGCAGAGAAGAAAAATAAGCCGGATTTAGCGTCTTTCGCCAATGAAAACGCTGTAATCCAAGAACTTGCTACTCTTTCAAGAGCTAAAACTAAACTTCAAACTGAAAAAAAAATTCAACAAGCTCAAATAAAAGAATTAGAAGAAGCTTTAGAAGAAGCTCAACTCTCTGCAACTATTCACGGTTATCTAGGTGGTCATCATTACGAACCACCTAAATGGTTAAAGAAAAAAGGAAAGAAAGGAAGCGGTGTTGTTTGTACAATTCTTTCAGATACACATTTTGACGAGATTGTTAGACCGGAAGAAATACAACACCGTAATGAATACAATCGAAAAATTGCGGTCAAGAGACTGGAAACGTACTTTCAGAAAGTAATTCTTTTAACAACCGATTACATCACTGGTATTGAGTACGAAGGTTGCGTGTTGTTTCTTGGCGGAGATTTATTCTCAGGTGATATTCACGAAGAGCTTTCAGAAACCAACGAAGACACCATTCTGAGTTCTGTTATTTTCTGGACTGAGCAATTAGCCGCAGGAATCAATTTACTTGCCGATCATTTTGATTATGTTCATGTTCCTTCAGTAGTGGGTAATCATGGACGAAGAACCCGGAAGAGCAGAGCAAAGCTTCGAGCGAAAGACAACTTCGATTGGCTTCTTTCTAAAACCTTAGAGAAACAATTTGAAGACCATGAACGAGTTACTTTTAATGTTGGTGAAGCGGCAGATACTTTTGTTCAAGTTCAAGACACTACATATCTTTTAACTCATGGTGATCAAGCTAGAGGTGGTGGTGGTATCGGTGGTATCTGGCCTCCGCTTATGAGAATGGTGGCACGTAAACGACAAAATGCACATTTTGATTACATGGTATTAGGACATTTTCACCAGTTAATCATGGCTCCATCGTCAGGGTTTATGTTAAATGGAAGCCTTAAAGGTTATGACGAGTACGCCGCTATTAGCAATTATCCTTATGAAGCCCCACAGCAAGCTCTTTGGATTGATACGCCTAATAAGAATGTTCTTTGGCAAACAGCTATAACCTTTGAGGACTAAATGACTATAAAAGAATTATTAAAGAAACAAGGTTATTTATTAGCTGACGGTGCAATGGGGACACAACTTTTTAATTCTGGGCTAGAAGCAGGGATGGCACCAGAAGCATTAAATTTACATGATAAAGAAAAAGTTTATAAAGTCCACGAAGGATATTTAAACGCTGGTTCAGACATTGTTTTAACTAACACTTTTGGTGGTAACAAGTTTCGGTTGCTTTTACATGAATTAGATGATCGTGTTATAGAAATCAACAAGTCAGCGGCAGAAATAGCTAGGCGAGCAGTAGATGTTTTAGACAGAGAGGCTTTTGTAGCGGGTTCCCTTGGCCCGACAGGGGGATTGTTAGAACCTTTAGGTGTTCTTACACCAGAGGAAGTAACAGATGCTTATAAAACTCAAGCTATAGGTTTAGTTGAGGGTGGAGTAGATATTTTATGGCTAGAGACTTTTAGTGATTTGAAAGAAATTCAAGCGGCTATAAAAGGTATTCGTCAAGTTACAAATTTGCCACTTGTTGCAACAATGAGCTATGACACAGCAGGCCATACAATGATGGGTGTTAGCGGTTTTCAACAAGCAGATTTAATTGAGTCTTATAATCTTCTTGGAATTGGGGCTAATTGTGGAGCTAGTCTGGAAGATACAAAAAATGCTATAAAAATGATGAGAAGTGTTTGTGAAAACTACTCTGGTTATAATTGCCTTATAGTTTTTAAACCTAATGCTGGTGTCCCTGAATGGCATGGTGCTGATCTTGTTTATAGTGGAACACCTGAGATCATGGCAGAACAAGCTGCTGAAGTCATAAAAGAAGGCTTAACAATCATAGGTGCATGTTGTGGAAGCACACCTAAGCATATTGCTTTTATGAAAAAAAAGTTAATGACTGTTTAAGGCTCAACAAAAATACATTCTCCGGGACATTCTTCAGCCGCTTCAATAACTGCTTCACCTAAGTTGTCAGGCACATCAACTGTCTCGCTCATCTTGTGAGTAGGTTCTTTAGGTGTTGGTGTTCCTGCTTCCTTAACGTAAAACAATCCGTCACTATGACCGTAGAATATGTCACCGCAAAGTTCTTCGCATAAACCATCTCCAGTACACAAATCTTGATCAATCCAAACTTTCATTATCCTCCTTATGGGTATGTAACATC